AGGTTCCGAACGTTACGCCGCCGGCCGATCTCGGGCTGACGGTAATCATGTTGCCGAACAGATTCGACCCCGTTGCTGGTCCGCCAACGGAGAGATTTATATAATTGGGTACTATGTAAGTGTTGTTGGTGCTCGTCAGAAAAGAATTGTCGACAATGATGCCCGCCCAGCCGGTCGTGAGAGCCTGGTCGCCGACCTTTGCTACGGACATCGCAAACTTCCCGAAAAAGCCGGTGTTCGTGTAGGTCTTGTCGAGTATTCTGAGACACTGGTTGGCGTCGTCCCAGTTGAAGGCGGGATTGTTCTGGTAAAGGACACCGGACGGCCCTGCAAACAATACCGAACCCTGCGTAGCGGAACTTATCGGGCCGCCGATGGCTGCTCCGCCGCCGCCTCCTCCGCCCGTGATGCCGGGAAGATCTGTCCAGTGGTGGGTGTTGTCGCCGATCTTGAAGACGTTGTTGTCCCACGAGAAGCCAGGTTCGCCAAGAGCGAGGATCGGGTTTTCGTGGGCCCAATCGGCGGCGGTCCCCCGGCGAAACAAGATCTTCATCACCTGTGTCGTCACGGCGTACCTCCGTCGATGTCCGTTGGCGGGTCCTGACCGAAGACAAGTGTTCGCCTGATGCCGACGCCGGCCGATCGATTGTCGAAAAATCGTCTCTTTGGTATCTGCGATTTGCCCCGGAACTTACGAATGTAGCGTATCCAGTCCTGCTTATTTCTGGCCATCTGTGCTTCCCAGGACGGGCGATACATCTTTACGAAATTCATCCACTCGTTGCTCGGATCTTCGACCAGCTCGCAGGCTTCGTAGGCCGTATCGAGAATTGCTTTCGACTTGAAGAGACCCGGCAGGCCGGTGACGCTGTCAAGTTTCAGGTCGCCGACCATGTCGGTCTCGTAGACCATGCGGTACTGCATCTGCTGAATGGACTCGGTCGGATCTCGGAAGGTTATCCTGAGCGGTGTCGCGTGGAATGCAACGGCTCCGACGATCGACGTGTTGAGCACGTCGAAATTAACGCACGGCACATCGGCTCCCGTTTCGAACTGAGAATCGATGCTCTTCATCTCGACGCGGGTCGGAAGCAGCACGTCGTGAAGGCCGATGTCATCGAGAGCGAAGTCCTGGGCGGGTGGAACAAACCAATCGCTGAGAATGGCCGTCTCGCCCTGGGGCGACATCATTAGATCGAGCTTCATGCGGGCGACGACCTCGCCGGCGATCGCGACGACGTCCTGCCAGGCGAGATCTGCCTGCGACGGCTTTCGAAGTCGCCGGTAAACTCCGTTGACGATGTCGATCCCGCTAACCTGCATTCTCGGTCACTGTTTCCGGTGTCGCGGCTGCCACAGCTTCTGCTTCTTTCTTTGCGTGGGCCTGGCAGCGATCGCCTTCGTAGGTCACTCGCATCTGGCACGGCTCGCCGTCGATCTTCGGATAGCCGCATGTGAGCGGCACCGACTTTCGAAGCTGCTCGTTCTCTGCTCTGAGCCGTTCGATCTCGGCGGACTGCTCGCGTGAGACCTCCTTCCCGACCAGGAAATCGACCTTTTGTTCGAGCTTTCCCGCATCCAGCTTTTTCTCGCCGATGACGGCCGGAAGTTCGCGCTCAAGTTCCTCGCACAGATATCTATCGTGCGGGTCGGCGCCGGTCTTTCCCTTTCCGCCTGCAAAGCGATTGACCATGCTCATCTCGGTGTCGTTGAGCTGTTCGGAGGCAAGCGTGTAGGCGAGTTCGGCACCGGCGATCATCTCGGTCTGGAGCCTGCGTGCGATCTCGCGTTCGTGGTCGTCACGCAGATTTGGGACGACATAGTCCGGTTCGCCCGCAAAGCGAAAGACGATCGGCTCCGTTGCTTCGATCCGGTCATTTGCGAACTCAAGTTCGCTGACGACGGTGGAGATCGGGTAGTTGAACGGCTGTACTACTTTGAAGATCCTTTGAGCGGTCGGCTGGTCGACGCCTTGAAGGCTTTGCAAAATAGTAAAGCCGTTTCTGGCATGAACACGCGCGACCAGAACGACACAGTCAAGTGCCGTTTGCGTCCTGGTGACCGAGACGAGGGCCGCGCGTCCGTCGCCCATTCGGATATCGGGCGACGGGCCCTGTTCCATGATCTCGAATGTCGTGAACGGAATAAGGTGGCCCTTTTTCAGCGTTGTAAAAAATGGATTTCGGACTGGCCGGCCATCGGCTCCGGCGATCTCGTAGGGCTGCACTAACGGATTTGGAATGCCGTCCGGGCCAGGCAGCCAGATGTCCTTGAACGTGGTCCAGCCGTATCTGATCTGTGTCGGGTTTATTCCTGCGAGCACGTCCATTACCGGTGGCTCGATGATCTGTTCCTCTATTCTTCGGTGTGCTAACTCAGCCATAAATTCTCCTAATGAAAAAAGACGCTTCGCGCATTTCTCTTCTCCCGGATGGTCTGCGCGTTGAGGTCGTCGATCAGGTCGAGCGTGTCCTGCGCCTGCTCGGCGTTGATGTTGTAGTGGTAGATCTCTTCGACGGCCGTTAAGACCTGGCGGTCGAGATCTCGATAGGTGTTATTGCGGCGCTGGATGACAAAGAAGCAATCGTAGACGCCTTCGCGCGGAAACTCGCGAAGTATGCGCGTGCCATCGGGTGCGAACGGGTGTTCAAAGCGGTGAAGCTGACGCAGTTTTTCGGGTGGGCAATAGCGCTCCACTATCCAGCGCAGGCGGCCGAAGGCGTGATCTTCCCTGACCGGGACCATCTCATCTCTGTTTGCGACCTCGGCGATCTCTTCGTCGGTCATCCGGTGGCCTTTACGGATGTAGCCAAGCGTCCCGTCCTTTTTCCAGTATTTGTAACCCTTGACGATCCGGCGGGTCGCCTGGTATTTGAGCTGTGGGCGGTGCGTGTAGTCGTGCATGTGCGTGCCGCCCCAAACTACCTGGAGATTTACTTTGCCGTTCGGATGACGCCCGCCGATGTCGGCAAGTCCTTCTTCGAACCAGATCTCGCGCCTGGGCGGCTCTTTGGTCCACCATTCGCCATTGCTCGGAATGTACTCGTAATAATTCTGCTTTTTGATCTCTTCCGGCGTCAGCATTGTTTTTTTAATGGGAAGCCGATTCGTTCCCCAACTTTCGGCTTCCCTTCTTACCTGCTCAAAAGCCGCATTGGCTTTAATTCAGGTTGCGGCGCACGTCGGCCACATTGAATTGCAGACCTTTAAGCAGGAACTGGTTGAACGGTTCCTTGCACACGAGCGCATAACGTGCGTACACAGCAAACTGTGCCGCGTCGTAGTACTGGGCTGTGCCCGGCTTCTGGATAAGCGGGCCGTTCTGGAAGTTGTACATCTGCGGGGCCTTGTTCTCTTTGAGGGCCCAGGACGAAAGCTGGAGCCCGAAGAGACGGTCGGCCGGACAGTGCGATGAAACGCGCCACTCCATACCGTTGTGCGACACGTTGGCGAAACCGAGATCGAGTTTTGGATTTCCCGATGCGTCGACGACGCGCGTCAGCGCGTAGCCCAGTTTCCGGTACATGTTCTGCTGTGCCGGGTGCGATAGCAGCACCTGGTCCCAGTTCGGCTTGCCGTCGCCCTGCTGGTTCGAAGTTTGCAGAGCGATCGTGTCGATGAAGTCCGGGGCAAGTGCTGAACCGGTCTTGTCGATGACCGTTGCCGACGTCCACGGATTGCCGGCACGGGCGATCGGCGAACCGGTCAAACCGTCATTCAGCCAATTCGTACCCGCATTGCCGACAAAGAAGTCGAGCCCGAGCGTCTCGCGGTTCAGCGTGTTCTCAATGACCGCGACATCGCCCGTGACGACCAGAAGCGGGCCGACGTCGAACGTCACGATGTCGTTCACGTCCTTTGAAACGACCGTGAAGGTCGTCGTGCCGCCGTTTACCCTCTGTGTTGCAAGCGTGGTGTCAAAGAGCTGAATGCGTTGGCCCGGCTGGAGCATCATCGAACCGTAGGGGTTCGTCTGTGACAGTACGAATGGGACCGTCGCACCCGAGACCGCACCTGACGCCACCCCGATCACTCCGTTGCCGTTGCCGAAAAGATAAAGGTCCTGGAAAGTGGTAAAGCTTTCCTCGGCATCGGCCATCGCGTCCTTCGAGAGATCGAGAAGAGCGGTTTTACTCGGGGCGTCCATTACGCGGCCCGAAAGTTCGCCCGAGATAAAGTGGTCGCGATAGTCGATCTGCACTTTGCGCCGGGCAGGTGCTCCGGCGATCGGCAACAGGCCGCCCTCCTGAGCCGATGTCAGTGAACCGTAACCCTGGTTACGCTGCGTCTTGAGCGAGAAAAAATATCCTCGCGTGTTGATGTCGTTGTCGATCGATACTCGTTTGCGAAACCACGAATAGGTGGTGTTCCGCATCGAGATCGCCGAACCTACACGGCTGTCGAATTCCTCTTTGAGGAGGGGTCCGGCCGTTGTCATTGTGTAAGCTGCCATGATGTTCAACTCCTACTAATGAATTTTTGTTTTTCGTTTTCGGATGCTGATATTTTCTTCAAGATGCGCGTGCTGCCCGTTCGTCGCTTGCGGCTTCTTCGGGCATGGCGTTCCAAAGATCGTCGGCGGTCTGATATTCACGCTTTTGCTTCTGCGTGGTATGCGTGCCGCCGCCTGTTGAAACTGTTTCTTTTCGTTTGGCTGCGTTCAGGATCGGGTCTGCTACCTTCTTGGCGCGGATACCGAGCAATTCGATATCGGGGTCGACGAACTTTTTGCGGAATTCCTTTGTGGCCTGTGAGAACAGGTGCGAAAAGGTGAGCAAAAAGCCTGCGGCCTCATCGTGATATTTCTTTGCATCGGCAGCTTTGCCTTCGAGGATGGCGGCGGCCTCTTTCTTCTGGATGGCGACCACATTCTCGACCGTCTGCCGGTAGGCAGCGGCCACGCTTGACTCGTTCGAGACAAAAGCCTCAAAGCGCGAAGCGAAACCGTTGGCCCTCTGGTAGTCGTCGCCTACGAAAAGTTCCATTTTGCGTTTCTTGAATTCGGCGACCTCGGGCGTGTCGTCACGGTGGACCTCAAGCCCGGTCGTTCTTCGGATATGCGGGGTGAATTTTTCCTCGATCACCTTTTGATAATCGTTTCCCACCCGGTCGAGTTCGGCGAGGAGCTTTTTCTGCTCTTCCGTTTTCCCGGTCTCGTTGATCTTTTCGACGTTCTTTTCGAGGCTGGCGAGTTTCTCCGACAATTCGCTCTTGATCTGGCCTTCGGCGATCGCTTTGGCTTCGAGCCCACGGATCGTCTGTGCCATCTTCATCTCGCGTTCGTCGACGAACTGGTCGTCGTTTTTCTCGTCGCGCCAATTGAAGTCGATGACAGAGTCGAGGTCGCGCGTAAGCTCGGCGAGATCTTTCGGGGTCGGGCTTGCGGTCTCCGCTCGTTTGGCAGCGGCCGGTGTCTCCACTTTCCCGTTCCCGAACACGATCTCATCGAGATTCGGCACCTTGTCGGGCGAATATTGCCAGTCCGGGTCGCGGCTCAACTGTTTGAGCGCGTAGATCCGGTGAAAAGCGATGTCGGGGTTTTCGTCGACCAGGCGGTGCGCCTCAAAAGACGCCAGCTCGCCGGTCTTTTCGTCACCTATGAAGTCGCTCAGCTTATCGTGGAATTCAGCGACGGGAATATTCCCGTATTTGAAGTCCTTGGCTGGGGCGTAGACGCGTTCGGCCCTTTGGAGATACGACTTGGCGGTCGCATTGCGCTGACTTTTCAGCATTTCCTCCGCGTCTTGTTTGTCTACGTCTTCCTCGGTCGGCTCCTTTGGCTTCTCCGCTTTTTTCTCGTCCGGTTTGTCGTCCTCGTCGAAAGCTTCGGCGATGGCCTTTTCTTCGTCGTCGGGTTCTTCGCCGTCCTCTTTCTTTTCCTTCGATTCGTCGCTTTTATCAACGTCTGTGGTTTTCTTATCGTCGGGTTTATCGGGTTCCTCTTTGCCGAAGTCTTCCCACGGATCGCCGCCTATGGACGGCATCTCGGTCTTTGAAGGCTCGGCTGGAGGCGTTGTCGATCCGGCTGGCTCGGCCGGGGCGGGAGTTGTCGCACCCTCGGCTGCGGTCGGATCTTTTTCTGTGTCGCCCATACTGCTCTCCTTGTTTTCCCGCGTGTGAAACTCAGCATCCTTTCGGATCTCACGCGCGGGCAATTCGTCTAAGCTGCTGCTTTCGCCTTGTTATTGGCGATCGCGGTCTTGGCCGCTATGTCGGCCCGATTCATCTCTTGCTGCGTGGCGAGTGTGGCGGCGTGTATCCGCTCCTTGCTCGCCAGTTGCTCGTTTTGCATCGCTGCGGCGTGCTGGCGATCGGCGTCCTGGTTGTTGTAATCGGCCAGGGCTCCGGCGACCTGCATCTGTTTCTGCTCGTTCATATTCTGCTGCTGGACGGCCATCTGCTGATTCTGCATTTCCTGCATCGGGGCCATTCCGGCCTGTGCGGTGGCCGTTGTGATCTGCTGCTGTTTAGCGACTCCGCCCTGATGCTGCATATAGCGAAGGGCGACCGTCGCGAGTAAGAGGTTCGAGGCGTTCTGGCCTTCGTCGCTCGCTCTCCAGTCTTTGAGAATGTCCTGGATGGCGGAGTGATTATCGAGAAAGATGTCGACCGGCATCGCCGCATGTTTGTCGACCATCTGTGCAGCCTGGAGGGCCGGGCTCGGCATCATCGCCGGCTGGCCCGTCTGAGGATCGGCGGCTCCTGACGGATCGGGCACGGGCGAAAGATCGTTCGTCGGAACATCGCCGTACTGCTGGATGAACATGTCGCAGAGCATCCTGTAGCGGGCGATAAGGCGATAGGTCGAGCTTCGCTCGGTCTGCCATCCGCCCAAAAATTCCGGCATCCCGAAAACTTCCGAGGCGTATGCGATCAATTCCGGATTCTGCGACTGGATGATTATCGGAAGGATCTGAGCGAAGGCCATCATCTTCGACTGCATTTGTGCGTCGGACTTTGGCATCCACGAGCCCGGTACGATCGTGACGATCAGATCTTCGCGAATATTGATCTGGCGAAACTTTTCGACGCCCGCCTGGTCATGCGAGCCTTTGTAGCGTTCCCAGTCCTGCGGCGTGTTGTACTTCTGCTCGATCTCCAGGAATTGATAGGCTTGCGGCCGGTCTAGTAGATCGGCCATAAGTTCCAGGTCGGGTGAGAAACGTCCAACGGCAAGGTCACGCTTGATAGAGATCGCGGTAGCGGTGTCTCCCCACTTCTGCGCATCTGCCAGGCCGCCTGCTCCGGTGCCTGAGAGAGCGCCGATCTTGTTTTGCATGTCGCCTTTGGTGACGTCCGTGAGGCCGTAGATCTCGGAGGAGAGCTGTAGGGCCGGTGCGGTCGCGTAGCCGTAGCCGATGACTGACGGGATGCCCGGCTCAAGCGAGAATTTTGTCGGTATTTGGGGATCGGCCGAAAGTTCTGAAATGATCTCGTCATTTATAAATTCTCGCGGGACGCCGTTGGACCAGGCATTTGCCATGACCAGGCGGCGGAGGTCGTTAATGAGCTCCTGGTCGGTGAGAGCGACGCTCGATCCGGTGCCGTACATCGATCCGGCGCGGATACCGTAGGGCGATGACGTCCATTTGCTGTTTTTGCACTCGTTGAACATGTCGACGATCAGGTCTTCGCAGTGGGCGTACCAGAGACCGTGCTCGTACATCGAACCGAGCGGTTTCCCGGCCTTGAGCGTGCGGCCGTCGCCAAGCGGCATGTCCTCGTCGAAACTCTTCATGCAGATCAATTCGTAGTCGAGCCAAACCTGATGGAATTCCAGTTCTTCAAGTTCGTCGAGACCTTGCGACATCCGCGAGCGCATCCCGGTGTCGTCGTAGAGCGTCTCGCTGCGCCAGTTCGCGTTCGAGCCCGGCGTCGATCTCTGTTGACCTGCGATATATCGCAGTTCGAGCGACTTGACCTCGGCCGATGGCAGCTTGAGGTCCTTGTAGCGTTCCTGGAGCACGCTGCGCAGCACGATCTGTTTCCATTTCAGGAAGGGCGTCTCTTCGATACGTGACGCCGACATCGAAACGATGATCGATGCCGGATTCGGAACTATCCAGCAACTCTTGCAGTGCGGGAGGTCCTGGTAGCCGATGACGACGTCGGTGTCGTCTTCCCCGCTGCCGCCGTACTCGTTGAACATCTCCGAGCCGCAACTGAGGCACTTGTCCGGAGCGTTCCCCGTGCCGATGTCCGGAAGTTCCGGCTTTGGTCTCATGCACATCGCGCAGATCTTGACGCTCTGTGCACTTTTTGGCCCCTCATCCGAGGCGGGGCTTTGTGCGGTCTCTTCGGCTTGTTCCTGGTCGGGCGGTTCGCCGTACTCTTCACTGGCCGGCTCGGCCTGCTCGTTTGCGAGCTCACTTCGCTTTTTTATGATCGGGATCTTCTCTTTCCTGGCGCTTGTGTCCGAGCCTGAGAATTCCGGATACGTGTATCTGTAGGTGATGCCGTTCAGGAGGGCGTAGCAGTTCTCCGTCTGCTTTAAGAGAGCGCTGAAGGTTTGGGCCTGGATCGCGTCGTATCTCTTTTGGGCGAAGTTTGCCGCCGCCGTCATTTCTTCGTCATCGTCGTTTGCCGGCGTGATAACGACCTCGGTCTGCGTTCGCGCGAGTTCCATCAGCGCCGTACGCCAATATGGATAAAGCTGATTGTCCGTGTACCAGATCTCGTCCGGTCCGCGATCGACCTGCACCCAGTTGAGATCCGAATCGATGTAGCCGAAAAAATTCCCGTCGAAATATTGATGGGCCTTGATCTGCGAGCGAACATGCCTGAGCCGTTTCTCGTGATCGAGGCCCTCTATATCATTCGACAACTGGATGAGCCACTTGGACAGCTTCTCGCCTACCGGCTTGTCCGCTTTTAAGTCATCGCGGGCCTCTTGGAGCCTGTCTTTGTTGTCCTCATCCAGGGGTGGAGAAGGCACACCGGAACCGGTCGGCGAAGAGCCGTAGTTCTTTGGCGTGCCTCCTCCGCTGTCGTATGCCATCGGCTTTAATTGCCGGCTGCCTTAGCGGCCTTTCTCGTTTCCGTTAGGTGAGCTTTAAGCTCCGCGTCCTCGCCCTCGGGTATCAGGAACGCGCCGTCCAGGTTGCACTCGGCCCAGCTCGTGCATCCATCGGGCGGAAAATAATAAGTTCCCGATGCCGGGTCCTTGATCTGCATCGCCTTGTTGAACGGAACGCCGTCGATCGATGCGAACGTGTAGCGTCCGCATGGCTGCCCATCCGGGCCTTTACACTTGTCGCCTTCGCGTCCGGGACTGAGTCCTATGTATCGGGCATCGCGTCCCAAAAGGTCGACAACGCCGATCCCCGCAAAATTGGCTTTGGCCACCGGGTTGCTGGCTTCTACTTCTATTTCAGCCTCTTCTTCTTTTGTCAGATCCGTCGGCGATGCTGCCGGAGCGGTCTTCGCCGGAGCTTCTTTCGCCGGAGCTTCTTTCTCATCCTTCTTGTCGGTTGTAGCCATTTGATTTCTCCTTATCTTTTTGGGTAGCGGCTTCAGTTAAAAATTCGGCAGCGACTGCGGGCGGCATCCTCTCGGGCGGTCTGTCAACCAGGCCGTCGCGTTTCTGCATCTCGTGAAATATCGCTTCTCTCGGACTGACAATGCGGACGCCGGGCGTCGTTCTCGGCTGCGGCGGCGGTTGTCCGCGCGGGGCGTTCGGTATCGGATAATTCGGTGTAGGTTCGCCTGCGAGCGTGTCGTAGATCTTCTCGGGCTTTGGTTTGAACTCGATCTTTTCGGCGGCGCGCCCACGGCGTTCGCCAAGGAGGTAACCGACCGCAAATAGCAAAATGCCAACTGCTGCCGCGAGCGCCGTGATCGTCCAGTTTTCCATTGCCCTAAAAAAAGAAATCGCCGCCCGGCGACCAGCGTGTTTATCACTGGTCTTTGGACGGCGATGACTCAGATCTGTGCCTGAGTTATGACCGATAGGATATGTTTTTCAAGGGCGACAAGTTAGTGAAGAGACGTTTCATTTATCAAGATGTAGTCCCTTCGGGCATTCGCCCCTCTGGTTTTTGAAGGGCGCCGGGCTTGTTTCTAAGCAGTCATTCCCATTTTCGTTCTTTGATGCTTAGCTAAAACCCGGACTGCACGCCCTCTGGTTTTGGATTATCACCTAGTGTGATACAAAAATGCAACTGAAAATAAAAGGGCCGGGAGTCTCCCACACCACCCGGCCCACTTTCAAGGTTGCGGATTTTGGGGTCCGCACTCCTTGAAAACTTAAAATTGCTCGTTCACTGTGTGTGTAAGATCGCGATAATTAACTCGTTCGGACGTTGTGAAATTCAACATTTATAACTCGGTCATTGCAAATGAAATTCGCTCAGTATCACTCGTTCCCCACCTCTGAAATTCAGACTTGCTCACTCGGTCATCTTTCTTGAAATTCAGTTTTTCTAACTCGTTCTCATGGAATGAAGATCTAAACCCTTTAACTCGTTCTACGTATATGGAATTCTCGTATGCTAACTCGTTCGAATTTCAGGAAATTCTTAATTCGTAACTCGGTCGCTGACTTTTGAAGATCGCACTCGTTACCTCGGTCGTCGATTTTGAAGATCAGCCTTGTTACCTCGTTCTATTGCCATGAAATTCCTTCGGCTGTAACTCGGTCATATATTATGAAATTCCCGCAGATTCACTCGTTCCTCAGTATTGAACATCTGTACAATTCACTCGGTCTTTGACCTTGAAATTTCCTTTACCATCACTCGTTCTAATTACTTGAAAGTCTCACCATTTAACTCGGTCGTAATATTTGTAACATCACCCTCAATCACTCAAAAGGGTCGTTCGGCGGCGCGATGTAATCTGCGTGCCCTTGTATCGCAATCGTGTACGGAGCGGCCGGACCCTTACCGAATCTATATCGATAGGCGATCTCGTGCCAGTGCGAAATAAAGAGTTTGACGGCTTTACGCTTTGCCCTGGCATGGATCTGTGCGGGCGGCAGCTTCCCGCTTGTGTAGTGGCCAAAGGCGTCGGTGTCGGTGCGGAACTTCTTCTGGCTTAGGATCTTTTTTGCCTCGTCGGCGTAGGCACCGGCGTCGTTTTGGGCCGTGTAGTATTCTTTGGCCTTCAGATAGATCTTTCCGTAAAAATCTTCTTCGCGTCCGGATTGTTTTACGAACGATTCGCCGATCTTCCAGAACAATACTTTCAGCCGGGCATTGAACGGCCGGCGCTCGCCTTTTTTCCATTCGACGTTCGGGTTGAGCCCTCCAAAGCTTTCGATATGGCCGGCTGTCGGAGCTTTTTCGATGTCGATATGAGCAAGGAGCCCGGCGGCGAGTACACCGGCGATCCCGGTTATCGACATCGACCAGCGGCCGACGGCATCGCTCTCCGCATAGGCGGTAAGAGCTCGTTGCAGTTGTTTTTCGAGATAGGCGGTGTTGTCGGCCAGCCAGCCGATGACGGCATGGGGCGTATCGGCCGCACCCGATGCCCGGACGCGTGCCGCTGCCCGGATGCGCTCTTCCTGGAGCGTGTAGTAGTAATCGACCAGAAAGCGGATCTCGTCTTTTGAGAGCGTGGCGGTCGAATCCTTGAGGTCTTTTGTGAGTTTAATGATGCCGGCCTGTTCGACATCGGGGCCGGGTTCCGGGTCGGCGTATCTGATTTTTGTCGCTGTTGCTGTTCTCATATTTTTTAGTGTTTTGTATTATCCATCTCTTCCAAAAATTCCGATAGTTCTTTCTGCATTCGTTCGGCTTCGGTCTCAAAATCCCCCTCGATCACTTTGTCGGCTATCTCCAAAAGCCGGCGGCTGGCGGTTCGATCTTTCGCCTTGAACACGATGAGCGGTTTTTCAAGCAAGATCGCGAATCCGACTTCAAGGGCGATCTTGATGTCGGCGCTTTTCTCGTTCGGTGCGATCGCGACGACAAGAGCGGAGTCGACGATCATCGGGCCGACCTCGCGCTCAAAGCGGGCCATGTACTCCATAAGATATTTTTGTTCTTCAGAACCGAAGGGCATCAGGGTATCTCCGCTCGGAGCGTGCTGGGCGCGATCTCAAATTGCTCGATCAGGACTTTTATGACCATCAGGGCGTCTTCCTCATTCATTCCTTCGAAGGCTCCTGAGAATTTGTCTTCCTGGCGCGAAAAAAAGACCGCGCAGATCGCATCACCGTCGTCCTTGGCGAGCTTAACAAGTGGGGCGATAAGCGTGTCATAATATTTGATCTTCATTGAATTTCGTCTATAAATTCCGCATCGAGCGGGTCGCCGCCTGTTACCTGGCGATCTTCGATCTCGCACATATGCTTGACGATCTGCTTGTGTCCTTCTTCGGCCTGGGCCCACGTTGAATATCGCATCATGATCTCGGCCTTCTGCCCGCGAAAGACGGCAGTTTCAAAAAGCAGCGGCGGCCCGATCCCGCCGTGGTTGTGATCGAGGCCCAGGAAAACGGTCGAGACAAAAGCGTCTCCGCTCAAGGTCGTTAGAGCAACCTGCCGATCGGCACTCTCGAACCACTCGGCAGCTTCGAGAAAATCCTCGCATGGAATGGCCTGGCGGTTCTCGTCCAGAACATAGTGCCTAATGCGGAGAAACTGCTGTAGTTCCCTTTGCCACTTTTTGAGTTCTTCCTGTAGCTGGCCCATTGCCTACTTCTCCGCCGCTTTTTTTATCGGCCGCTTCCGGCTTACTACTGCGCTCCTTTTGTCGTGCTTCTTTTGCTGCCAGCTTGGCGGCGTCGGTGCCGTACCGGATCGGGACCTTCTTTGTCGTGCCGGAGTTGAAGATCTCTTCTATCATTAAAAGATTTTGGTCGATCTTTGGCCAGTACTGGAACATGTGTTTGTGCTCTTTCGCCCGCTCCATAAATTTATCAAAATTGAAGCCGACGCGCCCGAGGGCGATCAGCATGGCTTTTACAAAGACATCCTGGCGATAGCCGCTCGTGTAGTCCTTAAGCTGGGCGAACATGGCCGCCTTTTTTTCGGCGTCGGCAATATCGGCGACGCGGAACTCGCCTTCGCGGAAGAGCTTTCGGCTCTCGCGCATGTCGCGTCCGGTCAAAAGGATGACGGCGACCTCATGAGGAAAGGTGTACTTCTTTCGAAATGCCCGATACGTTTTGTAGTGTTTATTGCCCAGCTCGATAAAGCTTCCGGCGTAGTCCTCATTTGTCCATTGCAGCGTTGTGTTGTTGAGCGTCTGGACGTCGTGGAGATCCATCTTCTCGCCGAACCGATAGTAGACCGGCAGTGCGAGTTCCCGCCTGGCCTCTAAGGTGTGCTGGCCGTCAACGATCTCAAAGGTCTTGTTGATAACGATCGGGACTTTCAGGTCGTGCTCCTCGATCTTTGCCTTGATGTTCTGAACATGGCCGAAACGAACAGGCCGGTTCCCCGGCATCCGTTTGAATTTGTCGTATTCCGTCGTTGTGTAGATCTTTGATTCCGGGTCGGTCGATACAAAAACCCGCTTGGGCGGCGGCGTGCTTTTTGGGGACATGCTTCAGGATTCTCCTTTTCGTTTTGCTTGAGAGAGTGGTTGATTTATAAACTTTGCTTATATACCGTAATACTACGCACTGTCAATCGGTATTTATACGTATTTTGCCAAAAACCGACATATAACACAACTATTGACTGCTAGTTTTTATGTGGTCTATAATGGCTCAAAAATCCCTTTGCGAAAAATGGTAGACGAAACTATGACGAACCCACAGCGAAAGCGTCCTTCACTGATCGCTTTCAGCGCGGATGACGAAATGATAGATCGACTGAAACGGTTGGCTGCTCAGATGGGCGTGACGGTCTCGGATATTGCACGCTCGGCCCTTAGCGAGAAGCTGAATTCGCTCGAAAAGGCGATCGAGCGGGGAGAGCGTTTTGAGGTCAGGCGACCGCTTGGCGTGATCTCGCCGGTGGCGGGCTGACCGACGTTCTGGTGATCTCGAAATTGTGCTTCCAGGCGACGGTGAACCAAAGCCGGCGTAGTTCGGCGTAGATCGGTCTCGCCGTCTCCGCGTCCTCGCAAAGATCGATGATCGTCCTGAGCTCGACCAGAGCGCCCCGCGCCAGCGTTGATAAGACGAGATCTCGCATTTCCTTTTCGGCGTCGGTCATTTAGTTAAAAGTGGAAGACGTTCGCATCTGTTGTAAGATCTTCAGTTATCACTCGGTCAATTTCGATGAAATTCGCCTGCTGTGACTCGGTCGCCGTTAATGAAAGTCGTTTTCTGTCACTCGGTCACTTTGATTGAAATTCCGTGCGGATCACTCGTTCGTTTCTCCTGAAATTCTCGCGCAATCACTCGTTCGCTTCATTTGAAATTCTTTAAGAATAACTCGGTCATTTCACATGTAAGATCGGACTTCGTAACTCGGTCGAGCTTCTTGAAATATCAGCATGGATGACTCGGTCACTACAAATGAAAGATCGTAATTCCTAACTCGGTCATTGTGTTTGAAGGTCATCTTGTGTAACTCGTTCTATTATCATGAAAATTCTTCGCAGGTAACTTGGTCGCATCTTTTGAAATTCACGGGAAATCACTCGTTCATACGCAATGCACTTCGAATCCTGTAACTCGGTCATATTTTATGAAATTCACTTCAGGCAACTCGGTCATATATCATGAAATTCATATAACATCACTCGGTCGCACCCTATGAAATTCTCTCGCGTTCACTCGGTCAGCTTTTCTGAAATTCGCTCCAAATAACTCGTTCGTCTACAATGAAGTTCCCCACTAATAACTCGGTCATATATCATGAAATTCATTCAACATAACTCGTTCCCATTTCATGTAAGATCCTTGTCAATTAACTGGCCGCCATTCTATCATTTCCCGCCTAAGATCAGCGATTTCCAATCGGTTCCGCTGCGGGGCATATTTTTTACGAATGGGATGTGATTGTTTGGATAGACGACGCGGGGGCGTAGCAGCCGCTTCATGCGTTGGCCAAAGTTGCAGCGGTCGCAAAGCCACTTCAGGCGTGGGTCGAGACCGGGCTCGTTTATTTTGCTGTGGCACTTTTGGCACCGGATCTCATCATCCGTGACGCGGACCAATGGCTGATCTTTTGGGACCTCTTTTAGCATGGATAGTCTTCAAGCAGAATTGCGTACATCGGTGTCTGTTCGCCGACGTAGCTGCCCTCGACATTAAAGCAAAAATGATCTTCGGCATCCTCGTGGGTCATCCCTTCCTCGATCAGGATCTCGATGCAGCGGGTCCGGTTGTAGAGCACGATCGGGTTCCCGCCAAAGGTGCACACCGTGCCGATGATCGCGTCGTCAAACCCATCGGCGCATAAAAGCTCGCCATCGATATGCTCGGCCAGGAATTTACGTTTGTCATCAATAGGCTCCGGCATAGGCTGGCGGCGCGGCAAAAGATTCGTACGATGGCTTCTTTTTCTTTTTGGCCTTTGGGGCGATCTCCGGAAGATCGCCGTAATGGCCTTTTGTCGCCTGGTCGAATTCGTGCGTGACGGCCGGCGTGATCCCGGCCGCCCTGGCTGCTGCTGTGTGAAAAAATCCCTGCTGCTTTCTGGACTTGTACATAAAGAGCTCCTTGAGTCGCTGAGAATCAACGCGTAACGCCTACTCGATAATTGGGACGCGCCGGCCGATAGCGTGAGAGCTTCGAGCGCTGCGCCTTGGCCTTCTCATCCATCTCCGCAAATTGCCGCATCCGGGCCACGATGGCCCGCTCTGCTGTCTGCGTCCCGAGCTCGCGCTCGATCCTGGCAATGTCCTGCAACTCTTCGGGGAGAGCACGCTCGCGGCGCTGTTTGTCCGTCATCGGCTGCGGATCGACGCCCCACCTGGCGACCGCGTACCTGACACACGTGATGATGTCGTCGAAGACAGCCTTTGGCCGCATCCTCGGCACCGGTTTCCCGCGCTCCTCGGGCGGATAATGCCAGGAGTTCCACTCGGCCCGAAGACGCTTGAACCCGCGCTGCGACTGCGATTGCGTTATGAAATATTCGCCCTGACGCTCGTTCTTCGCCATGAAAAATTCCGGCCGGTTGTCCTGGCGCGGCAGAGCAACGAAATAGATCCGGCAGCGTCCCATCAGATCCGGCCGAAAGGGATTCTCCAAGTGCTTGTCGATCACTTCGAAATGGAAGACCAGCTTCCGCCTTCCCCTGTCAAAATCCAGATCCGGCGTCGCCCAGTGATCCCCGCATTGCCTTAGCAATACTTCCTTCGGGTCCGTCGCCTCGTGGCTCATGTCGTTGACCTGCGGCTTCCGCGTGAATCCAGCAGAGTCCCTGAGACCCAACTGCCGCTCAAGCTGCGCGTAATACGCGTAACCCTGCATCTCCGTCGCCCCGATCGGCTCGATCGGCAACGCGTGAAAGAAAAATAACGAATCGTTCAGCGGCTGACCTTCCCCCGGCCGGCTGAATAACGTGTACGCCCATATGTGCGTGTCGTTCTCATCCCTGGCCGACTCGCCATAGTCCGTCACCCTTCCCCAATTCCACCGGTAAGGCACGATCGGCGTGTGACCGTTGTAAAATTCCAGACGGCTCGCGCCCAGCCGCTCAAATCCCGCGACCATCTCGTCCCACGTGATAAGTACGTACGGCTCCTGTATATTTTTGAGTACGCGACCCGGCTGTGACGCGTCGTAGTTGCGCTCAACTTCCTGAGCGATCTCTTCGGTGGTCATTGCGGCTCCGACATACCCGAACGGAAGAGCGTCGAACCAGCGCTGATCCCTCCACGGGTGATCCCGCCAATCCATCTCGAACTTTGGCGTGTTCCCGTCGTGAGCTATGTCGGCGAACTTGTTGTTCTTTCCAAACACGCTTGAGACCGGACAAAACGTGTTCGTCGTGCGTGAGAGTGCGGCGTACTGCGGGTACCCGCCAAACGGCCAGGTCGCGTACTCATCACCCAGGATGACCGTCGCACGCCGCTGCCGGCCCACATTCGCCGTCGGCGCGTCCCCGATTATCACTGAGCGATTCTCCGGATTCTCGATCAGCATGAATGGCATGTCTGACCCTGGCGAAAATCCCTTCGGCAGCATCCACGCCGGTACCATCCGCGTCTGAAATCTCAACTTCTCGAATAACGTCGATGGATCCTTCTTGCTGTCGACCAGATCCTCGTTCGCACTCAACGTCATCCCAATAAAACTCGACCGGTATCGCCAGTTCCTCCACATCCACCTGAGAAATGTCTCCGTCGCACCCATGTCCCGACACTTCTCCGTGAGACCCGATACCCTGTGCTCAAATGTGATCTTGTCCAGCCACCTGACATACCGCTCCTGAAACGGAAATAACTCGAACGGCATTACATTCAACGGCGCATCCGGCCTGGGGTCTACCGCCCACGCATACATCGCAAACCAATGAGCCGCATCCTTCTCGCACAGCTCGTTCTCCTCCTTTGCCTGCCGCTCCGTCTTGATCTGCGGAAGATACCTGAGCCTTTTCTCCGCTATGTCCGCTGCCCTGGTAAGCTGCCACTCGACCAACTCCACCTGATACTCCCGCGCCCGCCGCTCCACCGGATTTGCCGCCGCCTCCGCCAGTTCCCGCAACGGCTCCTGCGATGCCGCTATCAACGACCTCGCCTTTACCGCCTCTTCCAACGCCACGCTCAATGCCTCCGGCATCGAAAACGGCTCCGGCGGATCGATCCCCACCGACGCCGCACACAACTCCGCTGTCCATGAATCCCGAGCCATCCCTATTGCACCGTCTCTGACGTAAATACGACCCCAAGCTTCTCGATCAATACGCTCTCCGCGATCGATACCCCGCGTGCAAATATTGCGATCGCCTCCCTAAGCTCCTCCTCCGTCGCATCCGGATTCTTCTCCCGATAAAGCGTCAAACCCTTTAACGCATTCTCGATCGTCTGGCTGTTGTCACGCTCCTTCGTGTACACCCCTTCGATCCTCGCAAATTTATCCAAGACCACATCCACCGTCGCGATCACATCCAGCGCATACTTCCTGATGTCGATCTTCCTCGGCGCCCGAAATGCGTCGATCATCAGATCCGGATTCACTTCCTTCAGCCTTAACAAAAGCTCCTGCGCCGTCGCTACCTTCCTCACCTTCTTGATCTCCCCGTCATCCCTCCGCTCGATCTCAAAATAGATCACGTCAACCTCGTCCGCCCTCGCCGCCAGCGAGATCTTCGATGGATCGCGTGGATCGCTCAAATATTCCTCCGCCGCAAGCCGGATCTCCTTCGCAAACTGAAACTGCTCCGTCATCTCATCGTAAACCTCGATCACCCGCTTGATCTGCCCAGCCTTCTTCGTCTCCTGAAAACTGTGCTTCAAACAATACTTCCCATGCCTCCAGATCGCCGACTTCGATAACGGCGGAAACCTCTCAGCCATGTGGAAATATGTGCAGTTCGCCAATATCGCCCGATCGATCAACTTTACGTGCTCGTGCAAACACACTCCGCACCTCTCACTCGCCGGCATTCGTCACCTCCTCCATTCCATATAAAAAATTTTTCGCAGGGAGAGAGGGTGGTAGCTGAACTGTAGAAATCGGCCGGGCGGCTGACGGCTGGGCGGGCCTCCGGGGGCGCGCGGTCGGTTGCTGTGTGGCTACGGTGGAAAGCATGCTTCGAAAATTGGTCAAGCTGCTCGGTGCGTGCGGTGTAGTGCAATGTGTATCACATATGCAGTGGAGTTGTAAACAAGAAAAGCCTAGCGTGTACGCGCTAGGCTCATGGGGTGGGGTGGATGCGGAGGGTTTGGTTTAGTTGATGCCTGCGAGGATGGCGTCAAGGTTTGGGGTCGAGGTCGGCGGCGGCATGGGTGCGATTGGTGCGGATGGGATCGAATAGACCGGTCGAGCTACGCTCGGAGCGTTGGCGGTTGCTTCCATGATGACTTGAAGGGCTTCTGTTTTGAGGTCGGCGCCTGCTCCGAAGAGAGCGTTATTGGCGCGGATGGCGTCGGGGTTCCATCCTGACTTGGCGTCGGTGCGTCGGACGTTTCGAAAGTGGTCGGTGTGTTCGATGATTGCGTTTAACAGGGCATATGGCGTATCAGCGATTTGTGGGAAGGCGTTTCCGTCGTTGTATTCGAACCTCTCCAATATCTCGGCTACGAGGTTCTGGCCTCGCGTGTCTTTCTCGATCTGCTCCTCTGTCTTCTTGGCGAAAAACAAGCGGTTGAGAATCTCTCGGCGGTCGTTGTGCACAAGCTTGCGTCCTGCGAGTATGCGGAGTTTTTCTTGCAGGCTCTCGGCGGTCTGCCGTGCGCCTGTGAAAATCGAGCGGGCTTGGTTTATGCGGTTCTCGGCGTTCTTCGTGTGGCGAACAACGAGGGCATCTTTCGCTTTGCTCATTGCGTAGTTCATCGTATTTTGGCAAACGACGCGCGTTGACGTCATGAAGGCCTTGGCGGACATTGATCCGTCATGCGAATTTACAAAGGTCAATTTGGTCTTTGCGGTATCGCCTGGGACTATTTCGGTTGTGAGTCCGAGGTCGATCTGACACCAAACTCGCTCGCCTTTCCCTAGTGCGCCTGCGGCGGTGTAGTGGGCCTGCCCGTCTGCCTCCATGAGGGCGTCGCAGAAGTTGAACTGAAAGTCATTCTGTATGAGCGTGTGTTGTGCTCCGACATTGGCGAGCCATTCGCCGGTGTCGTCTCGGTAGATATGAAACGAGTCGATCGGTTCGCCAGTGAACAAGTGCTTCTGCTGGTGCTTGCTAACGGTGAAAAGTAAGTTTGCCTCTCGCATCGTGTCGGCGGCGGTCTGTGCTCCTTGCACGACCTGTCCAAGCTTCATCCAAGCTTCCTCGTTCGCGACCATTAAACTAACTTTTCCGTTCGTGACGTTTAGATTGTGTGCCATGTGATTTATTGAATCTCCTGTTTTTGTTTTTGTAGAATCACGTTGTTTTATTCAACGTATATACAGTGTAAACTAAGCGGGTTAGAATGTCAAACGGCCTGCGTGTCTGCCGTGCGTTAGCCTGCTCGGTGGATTGCGTGCGATAGGCTCCTTGCTCCCGTGTAAGAGTGCGGCCATATGCGCAAAATGATCCGCATCAGATTGAGGCAAGTTCTCTTGTCTGGTAGGTCGGCAATGCAATGATAGAGTCCTTGGGCGTCATGTGCATAAATGCTGTAAAACTCTGCTTCGTCGTCTTCGCATCGTTCTAGGCAGTCGGGCGCGTCGGGCGCGTGGTGTACGGCGTTCCAAGTGAATTCTTTGATTTGTGCGGGTAAAGCTTCGGGGCAAAAATCCAAGTGTATTGCTTTCATGATTTTTTCTCCTCTGTGTCTGCTGTGTGTTTAGCGAGCGGTCGCTGTCTCGGCTAGGGCGTCTATCCGGGCCGCTGTGTGGATACCGTAGACATCTTCAATCGTCTCGGTCATCTCGATCTCGTCGCGTCTGGTCTGAAGCGTGGCCATCTGGTGTCTGAGCTGGCTAATGCTCTCGGCGCATTGGTCTCCGTGTCCTTCGTCCGAGCGTCTGAAGGCGTGACGGGCCAAGATTTTCTGCTCGTCTATCTCGTCGGCCAACGCCTCAATACGGGCGTCGAAGTAATCCAGAAAACTCTGTTGCTGTCTTGCTGTGAACATCATTTCAATCTCCTAATCGTTTGTAGAATCGAGGCGTTTTTGCCTATGTACTAAGGATATCAAAGCCGCATCGTATTGTCAAATCAGGAGCCGAAATAAAGACGGCCCTGTTAATTCTAAAGCCGTCTCATTCCAAGCTCCGCGAGGCTGTGGATTAGGCTCCGCGCGTGTTTTGATCTGGTGAGGTTAGGGGCCGCATTAAGCGGCCACCTGTTCGGCGAATTCTATCGGCAGTTTGTCTTCGTCGTATATTCCCCAGTCGTCGGTGAAGTCTTCGCTACGTTTCCCGGCTGTATTGGGTGAGAGCCAATAGCGCCAATTCGGGTCACGGGTTTCAATCCGGTAGGCTTCTACGGAATGTAGCAAGGGTTCGGCGGGGGCTAGAAGCATGACCTCGTAGCTATTCGGGTGTTTGATGATGTTGAGGCTGGCGCCGGCATCGTGGTAGAAAAAACCGTCAAGCTGTTCGCTCCTGACTTCCTCGGCGTCTTCGGTGGGTCCGTCGTACAGGGCGGCGCCGCATGACACGTGGAACTGGCTGAGACCTTCGTTTTGGATAATGGCGTCGGGGTCGTCGACGAACCAACGGCAGAAAAGATATTGCTTTCTCGGCGGCTGCGGTGCGGTCTTTTCCTTGAACTCATAGGTAGATTCGTTGCTGGAAAAGTTCCACCAGTTGACATCACGGTCGCAATACTCTTCGATTTGCTCCGGGGTCTGGTCGTCCTCAACTTCAATATCTGTCATGTAAACGTTCGTTTCGGTCTTGGTAGCTGTAAGGCGTTTCTGCATTTCTGTCTCCTGTCTTGTGTAATATCTGCTCTTTCTTGAGCATGTACTAAGATTAAACTAATCTGTTTCGAATGTCAAACCCGGTAGCAGGTCGAGCCATCTTCAAGGAATTGATATTCGTTAGCCTGAGCGTGTTCTTTGAAGTAGTCGAAGCTCTCTTGTGATTCCATCTCGGCGACAACGGCGTGAGTCAGGCTGTCGGCGCAATCGTTCATTAGGATTTCAAACGTCATGCGGGGGTCGGGCTGTTTCAAGAATTCCCACACTGGAGCGAGTATGTCTTCATCTCCACAGAATCCGGTGAAGGGGCAGGCTTGCGATTCGAGCTTCAGGCCGTGGTACTGGTAGTAATGGTCGTTCAGCCTGCTTACCATAACGGAGTGTTTAAGTTTCCGGTGATAGATTTGCGGATCGCTGGCGGGCCGCGAAAAGCTTCGGTAGTATTTCCCTGTGTACAGGCTGCGGCGGTAGTTATTCCAGATATACGTTGCAAGTCTCCATCCTGACAGGTTGGCTATCTCGTCGCATTCGACGAATTCAAGATCGGTCGAGCTATAGCTGGATGTTCCCCAGTTATAGTTTTTGAGTTTGACGGGGAACACTTCGACGAAAGCTTTCAGGCTGTCTTTGTATTCGTCGAGCCAGACGTATTCGAATCCACGGTTGAGATAATTCGAGTGGGCATTTTCCTGAGCGTCTTCGGTGAGTTCGTCGACGGTAAATATTTTGATGGTTTCGGTTTTCATTAGCTGACCTCCTCTTGAATGAACGGGTAGAAGGCCTGCTCGAATTTTGCGTAGGCGTCGGCGTTCTGCACGACGTAGCCACGGGTAATTTCATGGTCGCTCCATTCGGCGATGGCTTTAAGTATCTCTTCTCGAATCCCGCCGATCCATTCCATGTTCCATTCAAGTTCAGGCTCGGTGATACCGAGGCCTCCACGGACATTTCCGAGCGGACGTTTTCGGTACGCGTCGGGCACGAGCATATTGACTAGGTTGGCAATCGCGTTATCGACAAAATCCTGTCGTTCGATCTGTTGCTTTGTGAGTTCCATTTTTGTCTCCTGTGTAAAATCTGGCCGCATTTCGCGGCCATGTACTAAGACTAATCTAATCCGCTCTAAAGGTCAAGCGGCGTTCGTGCGTGTTCGGCGGCGCAGACTTCGCAGACCTCGACATGTTCCTCGATCTCTTCCGAGCTCATTGATCCGCAGGGTGTTGAGAATTTCTCAATGGTCTCGGTATCTGCGGGGACCCAGTCGACTTTGCATTCGCCGTCGCAGGCGTTGCAGTAGGAGTCGTCGAAAGTTTGTTGGAGTTCATATTTCTGCGTCTCTGGATTCCACGAGGCCCAGGCGTCGAAGTTGACGTTATCTGATCCGCATTCGGTACAGACGGGTTTGGTTTTTATTTGTTTAGGCGTCGGCATATTCGACCTCCAGAGCGTAGACATCGTGACCGGCGAGAAAGTCTCTGTATTCTCTCGGCTCTTCGAACACGACTGAGAGCACGGTGACGTTACGATTTTCAAGTCCTGTGCCGATGGTGACGAAGCTCGGCGGCGAGCAATTGCAGTTCGGGATCGGGCAGCCGTCTCCGCTATGGCGAATGAATGGGTCGGTTTCGATGCTTCCGCCTTCGGGGAGTTCGCCGTTCGGGCCGACGTTTGTGTAAATGACTTTTTTGATCTTCATGTTTTCTCCTGTGTATTATCTGCTCTTTGCGAGCTGTACTAAGACTAATCCAACTTGCTTTCTTTTGTCAACTTGGCTTTAGGTTTTGATCCGTTGCGTGCTTCGCGCTTCTCTTTTTGTTTTTTAAGCCAGTAGCGTCGGTTGGACTCGGCGCGGGCGCGGAGGCGTTCGGCTTCGGTCTTATATTTCCTAGCGTTACGGCGGCTGGATCGTTGTTTCTTGGCGCTTCGCGAACTGCCGCCGCGTCGGCCGATCTCGGCGAGGTATTCTCTTACTGCGTCTGGTGTGTCTGCCATATGGTTTTATCTCCTGTTTTTAATTTTGGTGATCGCGCTTACGAGCATGATGGCGAGCAAGGCGGCGAGTTTGACATAGGGTGCAACTTGGTTCCAGGTCATGAGCGCTCCTTCCATTCGATAGCCTGTCCGCCGCAGGGAATAAAGACACGGTCATCGGTCCTGAATAGATCAAATTTTCCGGCATCTGCTGTACGTGCTGCTCGGTAAAATTCCGCATGTGAGTAATTCGGGATCTCAACTTTTGGCCCGGCGTGTTTATAGAGCTGGCCGCGCTCGGCGTCGGTGAGTTTCTGGACGGGCTCAAATGTCATCCCCTGGTACTTGAATTTTCTCATTTCGCCTCCTTGAGTTTACCGGTGCAGTCTGAACCAGCGTGTCCGCAGACGGGGCATTCGCCAGCGGTTGTCAGCTTTTTGTGCGGGATCGGTTTACTGCCGTTCTCGATGGCGGCCTCAAGCTGGTCGGGGATTCCGGCGATCTCCATTGCCGAATTTTCAATACGTCCGATAGTTCTTGAGGCGAATGGCTCGGTGGCCTTCACGTAATCCGCATAGAGCTCGGCGAGCTGGGCGGCTGCGGTGCAAATGTTCTGGACATCGCCGTCGACAATAAAATCGTTCTCTTCGAGAATTTCCTTGATCTTGAGCCTGATACCGGTCGGCGGTTCAAAGAGTGCGATGGCTTCCTTCTTCGTCTTGACCTCAACGGATCGGCGGCTGCCTTTGAACGATGCTTTATGATATTTCCTACCGTCACAAAAGAACGGCGTTATATCGCCTCGGTGTTTGCCATCCTCAAAAACGGAGTAGCTTCCGGTATCTGGTGAAAGTGCGTTGACTGTAATCATTTTTGTCTCCTGTTGTTTTGTAGAATCTCCGCTAAAGTTGCGGTGTGAGATAAGAATAAGCGAAGGCGATTTGATATGTCAACCGCTGCCAGCCCAATTGATAGCTCTGATGATCCCGGCTTTTGAGATCGGGAAATCAATTTCTGTAACGTTGATGTCTTCTGGCCGGTCTTCCCAGGTACGGGTCGGGGCTCCGTGCTGTTCGACATTATCGCTATCGTAATACTCTTTGACTTCTTTTTCGAGTTGCTTTATATCGCGGATGATTTCTGATCGGCGTTTCTCGGCTTCGCGTTTAGACCCGAAGGCTTCGATCTCCGGGCCGTCGACGGTGGATAGGTGTAGGTAATAGATTTTCATAGTGGACTAAGAATAAGGCAAGCGGCTTTGAATGTCAACTCGCAGATAAAAGGAAAGGGCCTCGGGCATTTCTGCCAAAGGCCCAAGAGCACTCGTCTCGCAAAGGTGGGTAATTTTACCACAATTCACGATCTCAGGGCGGCTGAGACGATATCGGCGATATGGCAGCCGGCCTCGCAGTTGGAATATTCGTTATAGGGGATGGCCTGGATATCGCGGAGGGCGTTGTAGTATTTGGTGAGTTTGAAGCTTTCGACGGCGGCGGCGAATTCTGCGGCATCGGTGACGAATGGCTCATCTCCGGCGTAGCCTTTACTGGCAAAAAAGTCCTGAGCTTGTTCGGCGATCGATCTATCTTTCGTCATTTTTGTAGAACTCCTCGACGGGTTTCCTGGCGAGTCCCCAGCGTTCGATGATATCGACGGCGCGGGTGAAGCCGGCTGAGCTGCTGGCGAGTGCAGCGGAGAGGTCGGCAAAGGGTTGTTCTCCGGCGTGAAGTTTTCCGCGCTCAAAGATAAATTTGTCATGGTCTTCGCGTCGGCAGTAGAAGCACGGGATGAGGATCTCGCGGTGGGTATCGTAGGGATCGACGACATAGAATTCGCCGAGCAGGTTGGCATGATTGTGATATTTCTTATCGAACCAGCATTTCTCGATGGCGGTAGCTTGACGGGCAGTAGCTTTGGTTTCGTCGTGCTCCTGGGCGGAGATGCGGATCTGTTTATCGAGCTCGATCTTTTCCCAGGTGTTTTTCATCTCGTAGGCAGAGATGGGTGTTGCTCCGGTATGTTTCTTGAAGGCTTCTTTGAACGCGTGGTGGAGTTTATCTTCGGGAATGATGCCGAAGAGCATATCGGTCCAGGTCTCGGCTACCGATCCTATTTTGGCGGCGGCGATCTGTTGGTTCGATAGTTGGAAGGCGGCCTCAACTATCAGGGTCATTCTTTCGAGGTACTGCTGCCTGGTCTCGTTGGGCGACTCTTGCTCTGATGTCGTTGAGATGGTCTTGGTAGCTTCTGACATTTTCTACTCCGGGGATCGGTTTATGGATACGGTCGAGCCATCCGACAAAGAATGGCTCCGTCAGTTTTATGCCGTGCTCGGCCGTCCAGTCTTTCGCCTTGGCGAGTTCTTCGGTGATATCGCAGTGCATATATTCGGGATCTTGTTTCAATTGTTCCAAAAACGTATTCTCCTTCTCATCGAGAAAATTTATCTTTTTTGAGCGAGGGCGAGCGAGTGAGTGAGCGAGTGAGTCGAGCGAGTTTTCCTCTGGCGGCGATGCGTTAGCATTGCTCGTTTCTCTCTCCTCTCTCTCTCCTTTCTTTTTATTTATATTTATATTTAACTCTCTCTCTACTTTGCATGACCCAAGCATTGCTGGGGCATTGCCCTGGGCATTGCTTGGAGCATTGCTTGAGCTTGCCTCTATCTCCTGTGGTTTCTTGTGTTTCCGCCAACGTTGGTCAGCGGCGTGCTTTGCTCTGTCAGTTTGTTGGCGGTTTATTGCCGATTGTTTGCGTCGGATATTTTCCAAAGTTGAATTAACAATTCGATTTGGTTTACGTCTCTGCGCAGAAAAAAACTGCAAAATATTCTTTGCGATCTCAACCGTGCAGTCCTTTCCGATCTTTTCCGCGAGCCGTTTTGGATCGGCCGGAAGGCTCCCTTCCCACCACTCGATATCGAGCGCCCGGCGGTAAGCTCCTTCCTCGGCGAGCGTAAGATTTTCGACACGCTCGGAGTCCAGCATGGAACGAACGTACAGCGGATACCATGGTCGTCCTGTGAAGATAGGCTTGGGCATGACGGGGCTAAAACTTTCCAAAGGTCTTCTCGAACAAGTCCTCGGTCTCCTCTGCGGCGATGGCTCCTGGCCGGCAATTCCAGACCGCCGCGAGCTCTTCCAGGCTGCCGTGCTTTTCAAGGCGAAGCTTGCACCCGTCGCAGCGGAGTATCCACCAGTCGCCCAGCATAAAGACGCGGATCTCTTTTCCGCACAGTGGGCACGGATCGAATGAGGTCAATAGCTGCTCGCTAAACTCCTTCTCCCTCATCGACGATCCTGCTCTTGATCTTGTCGGATCCCTTGACCAGGTCGATGACAACGGCCCGGCCTTCGCCATTGCGAGCTCCGACCTTGAAGTATTTGGTCTTGGTCTCGGGGTCTACCGGGAGCTCGGCCTCGTGCTTGTGCATCAGGTGATCGAGGATCTCCTTGGCTTCTACCTCCCTGGCCAGGACGCCGATCCGCTCAGTCTTAAAGGCGTGGTAATTTAGGGCCGGTTCGCGTAACTCAGGGATGTCGACCTCGGTCAAGATCTCCTCGGCACCTGGCAGGAAAGGATTGCCATCGGCGTCGGCATCGAGCACAACTTCCCTGGTCTTGACAGTGTCGTCGGCCGCATAGTCCTCGACCATCGTAAACAGGACACTCAGGCTCTCCGATGGCCCGATCTCATCCACACCGGGCTTCCCTGTCCGGTGTGCGAACCAAAGACCGCCAGTGGCCCGGTACGGCTTAAAGCCCAGGTCCAGACAACTATCCCAATCGCTCTTTCCGTCTTCGCTTAAATTCCCATACACCGGATCGGCCGTCACCGGCAGGTCCACTACATTTCCCTTCGTTGCTACTGTTTTTGCCATAAAAATTCTCACTTCCTCCTAAACTCTTTTCTCGCCGGACACGCTGCGAAGTGCGACCGGTAGAGATTCTTTCCATAGATGGCCGCGAACTCCTTCTCCTCATCCGTCGCAAAGCGGTAGAGCTTTCGCTCGCGGTCAATGACCAGGTTCCCGGCATAATGCGGCTCGGTCTCGATCGGATTCGGCTTTGGCCTGGGCGTCTTCTCCGATGGCAGCATCGTTAAAAAGACAATTGCCTTACCACACTTCGCGCATCTGCTCGTAGTGGGCACACTACTCATGCCGTCAAAAGCAGCACTGCCTTGACCAAAAGTATGATCGCCAGGGCGACCGCGATAACCCTGAAGATGACCTTGAAGGGCCCCGACATCGAGACGTAATTGTCGACGAGATAAAAAGCTACGCCGATCACAACGATCAGACCCAGCACTGTATAGATATTCAGGTTCGGCATATAATTTATTTTCTCCTGTGATCGCGGGGGCGTGCCGTGCCGGCCTTGCATCTACCGCACACGCCTAAGCCGACACAGCCCGCGCTCCCGCCCTTTAGGGATCGACTCTTGAACTTCCCCTTCACTCATCCAGTTTCACAAAAGCGAAGTTCGTCCGCGTCCTTGCGGATGGCGGTATCCCTAAAACTTTTCAATACCCCCTCTCCAGATATAGTCACCCTTGTCCTCGCGAACCGTCGCTTCCTCATCCTGGCACCCACACTCCAGCCCGATAAGATCTTCCCTCACCGTCCGCCAGAAGTTCCGCACCTTCCCGCCCGGCACGTGGTTGTCTTCGAAAGCTCCCTCCAGGCCAAACTGATCCAAGAGCCACTTGGCCTCATTCGACGTCACCCGGTTGACTCCACCAGAAGCCCCCTGCCGGCTAAAACTCAGGTGATACTCCGGGCCGGCCTTCTCGCCCTCGGCGATATACTCAACGGCCGACATCACAACGAAATTAAGCTCGGGGTGATACCATGAGCGGCAAACGATAGAGCTTGGCAGGCCTCGCAGGGTGTCCGGCGTACGCATCTCGCGCCAGGCTGGATTCCGTGGCTTCAGCGTCTGAACTACACTAACTGAGCGCGTCCCTGTGATCTTTTCCATATCTCTGCCTCATTTCTTCATCCATAAACTCAATTGCTCGGGCGTCGCCTTGAACTGAAAAAGTCCGAGCTCTTCGGATAGCGTCGGGCCCCGCTTCAGCGTGTAGCGCGGGTAGCACATCTCAATGAACTGATCGAAGCACAAGCTGCACATCGGAGCCTCGCCAAAATCGAGCTCAAAAATTCTGACAAACAACCTAAGATCGTGCCCCTTGAAATGATGAACGACCGTGCTCTCGACCCACGGCTTAAGAGATTTTGCACAGTATCTGCACAGGGGAGCCGGCTCTTCTTCCTCATCGGCCATCTCACTTCAGGATCTCCTTGAACTGCCCGATAAAAGATTGCAGGCTGTCCGCTACGATGACCTTACAGTGTGCCCGCCTCATCGCGTCATGCCACTGAAGCTGCTCGGGCGTCGGCACCTGTCCCCTCATCTTTACCTCAACGAAATAGATCCTCCCGCCCAAAAGGAAAAATCTGTCGGCCGTTCCCTTCTTGCATAGCTGAAGCCAGTTCCTTCTCTCCCGCCAGGTGCCCGTCACGCGGTCCTTGAACCGCTTGACCACTTCGACCTTTCCGGAGTTGAGCCGGTCATTGTAGACACGGTGCACGTCAAGCCAGTGCTGGATCGATTTAGAGATAAAACTCTCCTTTGGCTCGATCGCCCTCGGCCGGCCAGTGACCGGAAATAACCCGCCGCGAAAATCCTTCACTCGCATCAACTTTACTTTTCAACCCAGATCAGCCTGAATGTATGGCCGGGGTAGTGCCATGAATTAGAGAACACTTGAAAATGGCAGTCGAGAATTTTCGCTAGTTCCTCGCAAGCGACAAGCATTTTGCTATCAACGTGATAGGGTTCGGATACAAAGGCCTTACGATCCGCAAAGGTTGTGGTCCCCCAATGATCGAATCGTATGTCCCGAAAATGAATGCGGAGAACCTCTTCGACGTCGTAGTACATTTCTCGTCGGCCAATTTGCCCGCGAAAAGCTTTTCGGATACGAATCTTTACCCATCCGGGGATCCCGTAGTGGACGGGTGAAGGACCAAGCAATTTCCGTCCGGCAAAGATCACACGTTGCGTAGGATCAATATGCGCGTATTGTTCTGCACTGGCTTCTGTAATACGGTTTTGTATCATCGCTTATTCAGTTCCTCGATCAACGCCTCGGCACGCAGGACGGCCAGGGCCTCTGCATCGTCAAAATTTCCCTTACGGAGATAAGCAGATAGCATCATCGCCGCGAACAATTCCCGCTTCGTCAGCCCCGAGCCGTGAACACCCTCCTGCATGAACGGCATCGAATGCGTCTCTTCGGCAAAAACCAGATCATCTCCGTTTGTCTTCATTTTGTTTTCACCTCGCCGGATAAAAGACCACGATGCTGAACGCGACTACCGCCAGCAAGATCAGGAAAACCGTCACCGGCCGCTGTGTAATGTACGCGCTCCATCTGGCCATAAAATTATTTCCCCCCTCTCGGGTCGAACATCTCGATAAATTCAAAAAGACACTTCGAGCACATATCGGGATCTGGTCCGCCGTCCTTTCGCGTGACCTCGATCCCGATGTTAAGGAACTCGTTATGGAAGACCTGCGAGTCGCGAAGCTCACGGTTCTCGTCGGATTCGCTCAGCTCGCCCTTGCAGAAATCACAAAATATTTTTGTCATACGTCTATCTCAAATAGCAGTTTGCGTTGCAGTGGATGCGTGTCGACGCGTGGTCTTGATCCGCGCGACCAGGAACCGCCACCACGTTCCCCGATACATTTCCATCCCGCCGCTTTGACGCTTGTTCCCTTCTCGGTATCGAGTATGTAAGTGATCGCTCGGCGATAACCCATTTCGCGTGCGGCTCGCCAGGCTGCGGCATACAATATCGAACACGCATTCCGCGTTCCGTCCGTACACAGCCTGACCACTTCCACGGTCCAGCCGTCGTCATAATTTCTCGACACCGGCCGTCCGACGATCGCCACTCCGACGATCCTTTCGCCGTTCGACGCTCCGAGCGAGAACTTGTGGCCGCGTGGAACCCCATGATGCCGATGATGCTCTTCGACAAACGCATAAGCCTCGTGCAAAGTTATCGGAACGATCTCAAGCATTTCCTCATACAGTCACCGGAGCATTCACTGTCAAGATCTTTACGCTCTGTTGCAATTCGACGAACTTCTCGTGCGAGCCGGTCGCGATATCCGGGTGCAATTTTGCAGCGGCACGCTTGTACGCTTCGACCCTGGCCACCGGATCGGCCAGGATGTCGTGGCGATTGAGTCCCGAGTGCGTCGCCAGGAAAGCCGCCGCGTCCTCAACGCTCGTCGTCCGCCCTTCGGCCGATGGAAGGGCCTTATACCCTTCATACTGGGCCCGGCCGCGACCGCCGCCTGTAACGCCGTACCGATCGATCTTGCGCAAGGCTTCCATCGCTTCGGCAATGGCGCGGACATTCGCTTCATAGCGCGTGAACTGATCGCACTCGAATTGCATCGGGACCCAGCGCTTGTTCCCCAGGTCCCAAACATCGAACCTGACAACGATGCCCGGATGCTCCGGAGCGCGTGCGTCTCTCCTGAGCCGGCCGTCCGCACGAACATCCCAGGTCTGGTGCGCCGTCTGGATAACGCATGAGCCAACGCGGTATTCGAGCTTCCAAAGCTCGCGCTCCAGTTGATTCAAGATTGCGTCCCACGTTTTACCGAACGGCGACGGCTTTCGTTCATCCGCCGCCGTCAGCGGCCGTGGAAACTTTCCTTCAAGGCTTTTGTAGGTGTAGTTAAGGCTCATAAAAAAACGTTCCAGGTCTTTGTAAAATCGGACGCGATCACTCGTTCAGTCTTTCTGTAATATCGGCAATCCTCACTCGTTCGTCGTCGCTGTAGTATCGGTCTGCTTCACTCGTTCGCAATCGATGTAAGATCCATCTTCTTCACTAAGAAAATCTATCGCCATCCGTTCTCGCCGGAGCCCGTCATCTTCACTCCAAAGGCGGGTCGTGAGCTTTGCGATCTCGCTTCGCCGCCGCATGATCTCTGCCCGTCGCAGGTCCCGTTCTTCGCGGGTAAGCTGGGCGTAGTAGTTCTTCGCCTCGTAAAAATCCATCCGTTTTGGTCTCGACACGTATCTCATAAATAGATCATCGTGGCCGCGTTTCGGATCTTCATTACCAGCCGGGCGACGGCAGCTCGTGGGGATGCTCCAAAAGCCATGCCGCGCGAATTTATCCAGGCGCAGCAACGCGTTCCGGTGTTGCGGACCCGCATCTCTCCGAGCGGCGTCTCGACCTTTACTCCGCCTGATCGGCGCAGGTTTCGCTCGACGTCGCGAATGATCCTTTCCCACTCCTTGACCGTGTCTTCCATAAAAACGTAAGAGGCCGACCATCTCCAGGATCTCTCCTAAAAACGATCGGCCTTACAGCTTATACAGGCTCAGCTCGCATTCCCCTTAACACCTAGATCTGCTAAAAGCGGAGACGTCGTAAGTCCCCCAGTTCTCGAAGGCCCTCGGCCCCTCCGCTTCTTCCCCCCGCCTTATTCCTAGTTTCGGCGGGGAAAACTTTTTCGATCAATGAGCATTCATATTTAGCCGAAGCCAACTCCGAATGTCATCGCCCCTGATCCGTCCGCCTGCCTTTGGCAGATCGAATACCGCACTCTCCTTGAATCTCTGGTGATACTTCCAGGCTGTGAAGGTCACCCTGTTGCCGTCCCAAAGTCTGACGGTCGGCTTCTCGCCCAGCTCGCGTGCAAAGAGCTCCAGGATATTCAGAGCGAAATCTGCGGGCCCCGATCCTGCGTATCCCCACTCCATGCCGGTCGGCGAGTGATGGCGAAATACCTGAAAGATGTTGAAGTGCAGGCCGTCCTCGCGGCGCTCGCAGATGATGTCCTTCGCCGCATGATCGAACGGAAGATCGACCCGATCACTGCTCTCGAAATTGTTCGCGTTGGCCGCGCAGATCGCCCCCATTCCGCGCTCGACGCTCTCGCTCAGGCTCAGAGGCCGGTTACATTTCAAGCATGTAGCTGTTGCAGTCGTCATAACTTTTCAAAAGGATTTGAAAGGGCGGACGATCGAAGCGGTTCGACAGGAAAAGGAGCGACCGCCGCCCTTCACCGAACGGCCGGCCTGATCCCCCCTTGGATTCGCTTGAGAGGGACGCGACCGGCGCCGGGTCTGATGTTATTTCTTTTTGGTGGTCGACGGCGGTGGTGGTTCGTCGTCGGTCGTGAGCGGCAACTCCGGTTCGCCTGTCTCCGGTGTCGGCGCTTCGGGAGCCTCCGGCTCCGGCTTCTCAGGCTCCGGCTCTTGCGGCGTCGATGCCATTCGCTCCTTGAGCCCGGCCATTCCGCCCGATGCCTCAGACTTGGCCCGCGCCTCGGCCGCCGTCATCAGCGGGAAAGCCTCGTCGACCGTGGTCTGGCCATCCTTGATGGCAGTCGCGTATCCCTTGAGGATAGCGATGTCATCGAGACCTACATCGTCAAGCGATGGCCGGTCAAGCGCCGTCAGTATCCGCTCGGGCGTGACACCCATTTTCCCAAAGTATTCGACCACGTTCGCCCGAACACCCGACAACGTCGACGCCTCGCCGATAGCAACCTGACGCGCGGCCAGAAAGATATCGTTTACGTAAGCCTTCGGGATGACCCGGAAGATGGCGTTCCTCAGCGCGATCGATATCGCCGAATTGCCCGTCACAATTATCATGTCGTCACTGAACCGCATACCGTTCTTGTTCGTGATCTTCCGGCGATTCTGGATGCGGATCGCGATGTTGTTTTCGAGGTCCCAGCATGTCGCTTCAGCAATGACCTCGCGGTCCGTCTCGCCGGCTACACGCGACTCGACACGCAGATTTTTCCACGCCGATGCGCAGATTTCCGCCAGCCGGACAGATGGCCCGGTGATGGGCTTGCCTGCTCGCGGCAAAGTGTACATGCACGACGCGGCCGTCGCCTCGTCAAGCGTCGCCATCTCAACCGCCTTCTCCTTGAACGCCTTGATCGAGCGCGGATACTTGAGAGCTGTCGAGATCTGGATGTCGACCTCCGACGAATTGATGACCATCGGGAGGCCTTCGTTCCCGTTCTGGTTTCCGACGACTATTGCGTCGTCGATGGTGTCTGTCATTGCAAGTTTTGAAGTTGGGGTCATAATTTTGATCGTTCCTTTTATGTGTAAAATCTAAGTTCCTAACTCGTTCGTCCAAATTGTAAAATCTGCCTAGATCACTCCTAAGCTGCCTGTCGGCTCGCCTTCTCGCTGACTTTTTTGAATCGCGTCACGCGGCACGTCGATATCTCGACATAGTCGGCCAGAATTCCCGGATGATCGATGGCCAGACGCTTCCGGTCGATACCCGAACGGTTCTGCTCCAAAAATGTCACGGTGCCCAGGTCGCAAACTGCTGCTTCGGCATCGGCCATCGCGGTTATCATCGCCGCCTGCGCCGCCTCTGCTTTTTCCTCAGCGATCTTTTTCGCGGCCTTCTTTTCGAGCCAGTCCATGACCAGAGCATTCGCGATCGGGACCGTACGATTCGGTTCGCGCCGTACGCGTTTTAATATCTCTAAATGCGGCTGCATGTTCGTCGGCGGGATGTCCGGCACGACATGCTTATTCCAAAACTCGTCGGCACGTTCGCACATTATGTCTACGACCTGTTTGTCCCACGGCACAAGAAACCTGGCGAAGCCTCGGCCGCCGATGAACGCCGCGACACGGCACGTATCGAAGCTGGTACATATCATGTGCACAAGCGACTGAATAAGAACGCGCTCGGGCACGACATCGCTGTCGGTGTCTCCCCAGCGTTCGCCCGAAAAGAAAAAGAGACCCGTCGTCTTTGCCTCGATCGGCTGACCCGTCGCACGTACTAAAGCGTCGACGTTCGAACCCATCGGGAATGGCAGGCCCTTCGCTACGCGGTACTGGTTTCGAATGATCTCTCCGAACTCTCGCTCTGCGTACTGCAAAACTCCGTCTTCAAAAAATGTTCCGGCAAGCAGCGGGTCATGGTCGCGCAGGTTTCGCCCGTCGTCTGCCAGCTTTCCCGTCTTCTCCAGCCATACATCTGAAGCGTTCCGGCGCGGATCGAATCCTAATATCGCAGCCATATCGGATGACCCGATGCGGCCCTGTCGTGATGCTCTCTGTAGTTCAGTTATCGGCATAAGTTTTGTAAGATCTTTCCTTTTTTGGAATTTAGTTTTTTTTAAGAATCGAAGGCCACGGCCACTTCGCTCGTTCTTTGCCTTGCGAGCCATCTCGCTATTCGCGGATCGGCCTGCATCCGTTCAAGTTTTTCCTTCAGCGCCTCGCGTATTATTTGCGCTTCAGGTATGTCCAAAATATCCGCATAATCCCTGAGCCGTTTTCGTTCGACCTCGCTTATCCGGGCGGCTACTTGTGTGTTCCTCATAAGCCCTCGTTCGTGTTTCACTTTGTGCGTCACCAAGTGCAACTCGTACTGTAGCACAATGCGAGGCCATGTCAACTCTTGTTTTTACGTTTCGAATAATATTTTTACGTACGTAGAATTTGGGATTTACAATGCGTCACATCTGTGATACATGTAGAGCCTCAGTCCGCACACTAACTATGGTATTTGTACCTAAAGACAAAAGCATCAATCTACGTATGAACGCGGATCTCCGCGAACGAATACAGCGTCTGGCCGATAAACACTACCTATCGCTCTCCTCGATGGCGCATATCATCCTGGCCTGGGGTGCCGACAAATTCGAAGGCGGCTCCAGTAGTTATGTCGTTGAGCCTCCGGTCCATAAGGATTACATTGTCGAGCGCCGAATTCACGAGCCGTTGCTGACCGAAGTGAAGGGTGCCGAAACTGTTCCGATCCGGTCGGCTGGCGTCGTTGGCCGGCCCCGTAATAAGAAGCGCGGCGGCGTTGGAACAAAAAGGAAAGTGAAATAGGAGTAACGTGAAAAATATCTCGTATTCATTTGCCGGCAATTGGCAGGAGCGCGTAAAGACGCGCCGCTCTCTCCGATTTCCGATGCCGGCCGGCGTGACCAAGGTGGTACTGACAGCTCATGAGGCGCGTCTTGCCCGTAACGGGGACTTCTCTTTATTGGAGGTCGTCGGCGATCAGCTTGAGAGGTTCGGCATCTGCCGGGGTGACAGACTTATTTGCGAGCGTGTCGCATCTCCTAATGAGATCTCGACGCCCGGCTTTTATGTCGCGAAGCGTTGCGATGCCAAAGAAGAGGTCGTCGTAAAGATCGAGATTCGCGAGGGCCGGGTGATCGCGCTTGATTGTGATAGCGGCGACCGACTCGATGATATTGAGATCGATCGCGCCGTCGTCCACCTTTTGCGCGACCCGGACGCGTCGGGCGACTTCAGGCGCAAGCGACACCGGCACTGAATTTTAGGATCGGGCGAACTCGGGAAGTTCACACACAAACCAAAAAGGATAACTACAAAAAACAAACATGAAAAAACTAATGTCCACATTTCTGCTGCTGACGATCCTCGCTCTCAGCGGTCTCGCGAACACTTTTGCAACTGCGTACTTCACCGGCAGGTCACACTACGTCACGACCGTGACAGGCCAGGCCGGTGTCCAGTGCGAATACAACTATCTCGGCAATAAATTCTGGCGCACCTTTCTTGGCAGCATGTGTCCGAACTCCGTGGAGGTTCAGTAAGTAAAATGAGATCTCTTTTCTTAACGCTTATCTTTATCGCCGCGATCGGCTGTGTGAGTTTCACTCATGCGCAAAGCGCAAAAGCGGCAGAGGCTCAAGGCTCCCCGGCCTGGCCCGAGGTCAAGGCCATGCAAAAGGAAGAGCGCGACGCTCTCAGGAATAAACAGGACTCCGAATTCCGCCTGCTCCTGGACATCCAAAAGGATACAGCCGACAGGCTTCTTTCAAGCGCTGCGAACGCTAACGATCTCTCGAAGCTCTTTGCCGAAGAGAGGGCGGCTGCGATGAAGACGTATGCTGAGGAACGCTCGCGGCTCGAAGACATCCAGGCCCAAGAGAGGAAGGCTTTCTATCCCAAACCCTGACCACCGATTCCCCACTGTCGAATAAGGCGTCTCACATGAGACGCCTTTTTTATGTTGACATCACCCGCGCCCGAGGTATAAAGTGCTGTGCTACACACTGTGATACGTTGTAAGACACGGGGGAAGTAGCATGACCGACTCGGATCGGATCGACGAACTGACCGAAAAAGTAGATCGCTTGTTAGAGCTCGCACCCACGATCGAAGCGCTCGGCCGCATTCTTATCCGGCGCCGAACCGCTGCCAAGCGCGGCGTCCTGCATCGAACGACGATCGATAAAAATAAAAATATTGATAAGTTCGAAGAGGTCGGACACAAAAGAACTTTCATCGAGATCGGCGACGTCGCCGTCATCAAGCAACGCAAAAGATCCGCCAAATAGTTAGTAACATAGTTAGTAGCTCTACCTTAAGTATTGCCCCGCAACCACTTAGCTCGATATGAACGGGTTCTCTTAATCCGCGAGTCAAAGGTTCGATTCCTTTACGACCCAAACCAAAAACACAGTGAAAAAGGCCGTAAAATGGGGGCGAAACGAGTTTTCGCCCTTTTGCATTTTAAACCCCGTCTGCTACAATATGACCAGAAAGCAGACGAAACATAGTTAGTAATAGTTAGTAAATAGTTAGTAGGAGGGTCTAAAAATGGCAAAAAAGACGAAGGGAAAATACCGGGATCGATGCGTCGAAATCGACGGCAAGTTGTATGGGGTCCATTATTACAAAAACGAAAAGGGCGAGCAGAAAAAGAAGCTAAAAAGAGCGGCGAACCGGACGGAAGCCCGGCAGTGGGCTGAGGCTCAGCTTGTCAAATTACAAGAGACTGGCGGCGTACTTAAGATCGAGAAAAAGACGACCTTTGCCGAACTCGCGACGTGGTACAAAACGGCGCATCTCGTTGAGGCTGTTTTTGAAAAAGGCATCAAGGTTGATGGCGTGAAGGATTGGAAAAGATTGCGCGGAAAGCTTGATAGGATGGTTGAGTATTTTGGCTCTAAGCCATTAAGCGAGATCACTACTCCTGTGCTGGTCACGTATGCGCGCTGGCGGCGCGAAACTGACAACGTGACGACGGCGACGATCAATCGTGATTTCGCGCTGATCCGTTCGGCGTTCCTTGCCGGCAAAGGTCTCCATCGACTTTTAGAGATACCAAAGTTCCCGATCAACAACGCGGCTGAAGTCTCCCGTGAGCGCGTGCTGTCCTTTGAAGAAGAAGAGCTCCTGCTTTCGGTCTGTGTCGACAAAGAGGTCATCACGGTCGAGCGGCTGGGGCAAACATACTCGCAAGAGATCCAGGCGAAGCGGGCGCACCTGAAAAACATCATCGTTGTCGCGGTCGATACGGCGATGCGGAAAGGTGAAATATTCAAAATGGATTGGAGCGATGTCGATCTTGGGAAAGGAATAATTACGATACCGGTCTCGAACTCGAAAACACAAAGAGAGCGAGCCGTCCCGATGACGCCGCGCGTGCGCGAAATATTCGAAGCGATGCCAAGACGCAAAGGCAAGGTCTTCGACGGCACGGGCTGCAAACGAACTTTCGCGACCGCGTGCGAACGTGTCGGGTTGGTAGACGAAAATGAGATCCACTTTCACGATCTGCGACATACCGGCACGACGCGAATGGTTCGGGCGGGTGTCCCGCATACCGAAGTAATGAAAATTACCGGACACAGTCAAATGAAAACTTTCTTGCGATACGTAAACCTGACGGCGCCGGCGATCCAAAACGCGGGGCGGTTGCTTGGTAATTATGTCGAGTCTCAGATGGCTGAGGCTGCTGACTCGGAGGCGGTGAACTAATTATCGTGCTTCCTTGGCCTCTTGACGGCGCATAGCTTCCCGTTGGGCTCTGATGGCGGCTCGTGCCTTCTCTCTTTGGACGGCAGTTTTCAGTAGACGCGGGAAAGCTATATCGAGTGCTGACTTAACGAATGCCAGGCCCTCGCCTTTTGTGAGTTCCTGCTTCTTGTCGCGGTTGACGCCCAGGCTGTGCATGATGTCGCCAAGCGCCGGGTTGAGATCCAGGCCTCCTTCGAGGATGTGGCGGCCGATGCCGGCAGTCTTCGGCAGATCAGGTGGTTTGAAAAATTGGGCTCCATACTGTCCTTCGCGATCTCGAAGGGCCATGAGGCTCGGTTCGTATCCGGTCGCTGCTATCGATGCCGCCCTTACGACCGGTGAGCTGGTCAACGGGCCCGCTATCGAGTTGATCGTGCCGGTCGCTCCCGATTCGAGCATCTGCTCTTTTGATCCGCCAAGGATCGCCGTGTCGTACGCTCCTGAGATGCCGAGTGCTCTCGCCCCTCTTTCGACGAGCGGCGAGAACATCCCCAGTCCGACGTAGGCGGTCTTGTCATTGTCGCCCCATATCATTTTCGCGAGCGGTGAGTTGCGGTCCTTCGGATTTAGCGGGATCTGCAAAAAGCGGCTGTCCTTGTCATTCCAGGGCATGACTCCGCGATAGGCGTAAGACGCTGCCGCCCACATCCCGAGCATCCCCAGTACGCCCCCGGAAAACTGCTGTTGAGCTCGACGAGCCATACGCCAGCCAGGGCTTAGACCTTCGGTTGGCAACGGCGTTTTATTTAGCCATCCCAGGACGCCGTTCTTTAGCATCTGGCTGCCAGCGGTAAAGAATGGGGCTAGTTGCGAACCTTTGAGCGATCGTGACAGTTGCGATTCGAGAGCACGGTTATAGATCCCGAGCTTCTGCACGAATTCCGCTTTCTCATAGCGCGATGCGTTGGGGTTGATCGTTTCGGCAATTTTCCACATCACGATGCGAGAGCGCGTGTCGATCCCTTTCGGGCCTGTCAAAAACGGCCTGATCGGATTCCATGTATGCTCGATCCCGAGTTGTGCAGCCAGCTTTTTCGAAAACGTCTTGTTGGCGAACTCGCTCGGAAACGCGCCGCTTTCGGCCATGTCCCTAAGCATGGCGGGGTCGCCTTTTAGCGGGTCGGTCATCGCCACATGGATGATCCCAGTAAGGATCTTTGTCGCCGGTGTATTGCCGATCGTGCGTGAAAGAATATCCTGGCCTATGAATGGCGTTCCGCCGATAAGTCCGCCGACGAGATTCGCTGTATGGTAAATGGGCTCAAGAAGTCCGGTAGCACCAAACATGTTTAGCCGATTGAGTGTTTTGTTGACGATATTTGGGTCGTCCGGGTGTTCGAGCACGGGCTTTAGTTCCTTTGCCAGCCACTTCGGCACGGTGTACGGAACATTGCCGATCCGAAGGAAAGTCGTTGGTTGGCCCATGATCTCCGATGGCGGCTCGGCACCCGGCTTTAACGGTTTAGCGAGTCCCGCTATCTCCACCGAATCCTGCAAGTCGCTCATGTTCTGGTCTCTCAGGGCCTTTGCGATCTCAGGTGTCGGATTGGCTCCCGCGAGTATCTGCGCCTGGATCTGAGCGGTGGTCGTGGCATACTTGACGACCTCGTCGGCCGCTTCCGGATCGACGTGGCGCAACTCGTTGAGGTTTTTGTTTACGAAGTTCTCAAGCGAGCGGGCCGACCTCATCACCTTGCCGCTCGTCAAGGCGTCATCGAGTTTGCCGAGGATCTTACGGGTAGCTGAGAAGCTTAATTTTTGTTGTACAGGACGTGTTTCAGGAACCTTTCCTTGTTGAAGTTCGGATGGCTGGGGTCGACCTTCACCATAAGCCGCTTGGCCCTGGCCGCCGCCTGGTCCCCGTGTTTCTCCCCGATCTCGTAGCTCAGTAGGAACTTGGCCTTTTCCTTCGGACTCCATCCCTGGGAGATGGCCTTGAGATTCGCTAGTGCGGCTTCTTTGCTCATATCGTTGAATTGCTTTTTCTGTTTGTTTACTGATGCCGCCAAGGGCTTGTCTGACCCGCTCTGCGGTTACGCCTTCAGAGCGTAGGTGCTTTTCGTATGCTAATTGTAACTCAGCAACCTCTCTGCGCGTCAAACCGAGATCGAGATGGCCGTCATCCCGATAGGCTTTGTTCATGATCTCTTTATACATGCCGGCATCGGAGATGTTCCGGTAGCTGGGCACGGTTCGTAAATTGGCCTCAGCTTTCTTGTAGGCCTGAAGTCCTCTGCCTTTGTCCGATATTTTGCCGCCTAGCAGTTCCTCGTGGGCTTGGTGAAATCGCTCTTCCTGGCGGGTTCCTTCGGACAGCGTAGGATAGTTCTCATCGACCAGACCAGTCGGAAGACCGTGTTCAGGGTGAACATTATCCTCAAAGGTCTTGATGATCCGATCGAGGCCGTCGGCCATTTCGGGATGCTCCTTGCTGACAGAATCTCGCGCCAGCTTCAGCGCGTTGGTTACGTCTGCAACGTCTGCCGGCAGCATCTGAAGTCCCAGGAACCTCTCGTCTGGCTCTACGCCGCCCAGTCTTCTGAGGAGGCGGTGCATTAACTCCAAGGCCGGTACGTTCATCTCGATCATCGGACTTTTTGGATCTTTGGTGAACGTGGCGTCTCGCAGCAATTCACTATCCTTCTTATCCGCCAGGCCCGCTTGTTCCTGCCTAAGCTGATCGACCTCCTTGTTATAGTTTTCGATATGAGCCCGGTCCTCGGCCGGAGTCTCGGGTTCGGGAAGATGTTCGGCCGCATTGAAATTGATGTCGCCGGGGGTGATCGTCCTGTCACCTTTGGGAGGCCTGAACAGATCTGACTGGGCCTCTTTCCGAGAGCTCTTCGCCAGGCCCTCTTCTGTTTCCCGCTTACCGATCTCGCCGATGTCCGCGACCGTGAATCCCCCCTTGTCGCGAAATAGGGCGAGTTCCTTACCGGGATTCTTCTCTTGAAGCTCGGTTAATTTTGCTTTGGCGGTTGCCTTATCGGTCGGTTCTATGAGGCGATCGATCCTCTCGGGCGCGAATGGCGTCTCTTCGGCCTTGGTCTCGGGTTCGATCCGCTCGGCCGCATTGCTGTCTGCGATCTTTTTGAATTGCTCTGGCGTGAGTAGGTGGACATCTCCAGCCTTATTTTCGAGTTCGACCTTTCCCTCATCGTTGATGCCTTCAAAACGATAGGTGCCTTTCGGGAGGCCGGAAACGTCGCGGTTGGTCGCGATGCGATCGCCTTCCCGGAACTCCGTCCCTTTCTTTGTGGTGATCGCTGCCTCGGCTGGCTTGGTGACGGCTGGCTCTTCTCTCGGTGCTTCGGCCTTTGAGACTTCGGGCGGCTCGGTCACTTTCGCCGATGGCTCGGCGGGCTTGGCTTCGACTTGGCCCGTTGCCTCATCGACAAATTTATAGATCGCGTCGATCGCATTGTCGCGGGCCTCTTCGGATTTGAAGTAAAGGGTCTTTGTACGGTCGTTGGCAAAGTCCAGTTGGAGCCCGGCGTTTGCAACACCTTCAATCTGCGCTTTTCCGCCTTTTGTGATCCCGGTAATTGATGTCGGCTTTTCTTCTGAATAGGAAATACCCCTAAAGTTCTCTGGATATTCGCTAAGAAATCCAAGAGCGTCATTGTTTTTAGCTCCGAGACCGTGAAGGGCGCTGTTGTCAAGGCCCTCGATGTCGCGGGCCATTATTCGTGGTTTTTGAGTCGATGGCTCGGCAGGCTTCGCGGCGCGTTCGGCTGCTGCGGCCTCGAACGTCTGACCAGGTGTGGACAGAAGATCCTTGGGGTCCATCTTCCCACTAAGGATGTCGTCGATGGCTGCGGCGTCCTTTTCAGGATCGAGATGGTATTTCTTGATTAGGTCGGCGCGGCGTGTCGCCTCATGCTCAGCCTCAACGGCGGCAGCTTTCTGCTCGGCGATCGTCGTGGTCGGCTTCCCTGGCTTGGTTTCTTCGGTGGTTTTTAGTTCTTCCGGCTTTCCAGCTCGTGCCTCAGGCGATCCTTCCTGATCTGGCCGCGAAGCTTGTTTATCCTCTTGTTTAGGGCCTCGCTGTCCTGTCTCATCTTCAAGTTCCCTTCTTTCAATGATCTCTCTACGAGCTTGCTGATATATCCGGTCGAGGTTGGTTTCCTTGAGGGGTTTTCCATTCGCTAAGAGACTATCATAGAGCTCCGACTTCTTAAAGCCCTTAATGCTGTCGTGCGGCAACGGGTCTTCCTCTGTCCCATATTTTGCTATAACGTCCTTCAGCCAGCCTGGGAAAAACTTACCTTCGCGAAAGGGAATGATCTGGTTTGTTATGAACGCATCGGCGGCTTGAATGGTGTCCAGAAATGCATCGGCGGTCTTGCCGTCTTTAGGCAGCGCGTCACGGTGATTGGCAATCCAGTCAAGCCACTCTTCGGGCGTCATGTACGACGAGCGCTCCTTGCCGAACTGCTCCTGGGCCATCTTGTCGCGGAAAGCGGAAAACGCTGTTTTGAAAGCGGCGTGGTCGGCGTCGGCCGGCAACGCGTGGTCTCCCAGGCCGATCGCTTTAAGTAGCTGGTTGACCATCTTGATGCGGTCCGCCTTCTCCGCGTCGGGCATGGCTCCTTCGAGGCCAAAGCGGTCGATCATGTAGTTGTTGACCATCCCGTGAGGTCCGGGTATGGGCAATTCTTTAAGTCCTTTGACCTGGTCGACGGAGATCCCTAATTTCTCCGCGATGGCGTCGTCCGTCTTGCCGTCGCGCTTCATCCGGCGCGCTTCTCTTGTGGCCTCTGGCGTGAGTGGCTCGGGTTTGCCGGGAAAGAGTCCTGGCACTTCGCCAACTCCGGCACCCACGGTCGCGGGTTCGCCTTCCTTGGCAGGTTCGGGTTTTACTTCTTCAGCTTTAGGGGTTTCAGCGGCGGGGGCTGCGGCAGTGGTCGCGGCGCCGGGGGCGGTTTCGGCTCGTTCATGATCTGCGCGTGGTTCGTTCTCAAGATCCGGCCCAGCACCCTCGGGCTGAACTCCCTGCCGTGCTTCGTTATAAGCCTGGAATATCGCATCGCCGTGGGTAGCTCCACTTTCGGCGTCGGTGGCAAGGGGTTCAAGGCCGTGTTCGAGCTGCTTGTCGTCGTAGGCTTGTCTAAGTCGTCTGACGTCGGGGTCGGATTCGTTGAATCTGAGGTTGCCATTCGGGTCATAGTCTACTCCTTCGTCGTTATCGATCCTATCGCGTATTTCGTCCAGGATCTTTTGAGCTTCCGGGTCTTGGAGAAAGTTCTTCGTGCTCCGGATCAGCGCGGCCTGTCTTCGGGCGTACTCTCCTGCGGCTTCCGGAGCGTTGTCACGCTTGCGGACATATTCCTCTTCGGCTGCGGCGTAGTCGGTGTTGTCGTAAAGCTTCTCGAAATCATCCTTCGAAAAGTGCAGGCCGCGTCCCGTTTCCTTGTGACTGGCGACGTCGTCTTCGATAGCCGTCCACAACTGATTGCCATTGGCATCTCGTCGGTCGGGCCAGAGGTCGCGCAGGTAGCCGGCATCCCAGGCCATCACGGCCATTTGCTCGGCGGTAAAGGGCGCGTTTTGGTTCTTAAGGCCGGAACTGCCGGTCTCTTTGTCCGACAGACGCCGGCCCTCGCCGCTGTCTCGTGATACTGGTCTGATCCCGCTTTGCCCGTCTCGCTTCTGGCGCACCCATTGGGAAAGCGACTTGACTCCCTGCGGCACGGGCGGCTGCGTTTTGCCGCCTTCTTCGGTGCCGGGTCCGCCCATTGCCCATGGCGGGACTTCTTCCTCTGTTGGCGGCTTCGCAGGTTCGGCTGCGATTTCCGCTTCACCCTCAGATGGGACGTGTATTGGAAGCGATGCGTGTGCGGTGGGTGTGATTTTGTCGCCTTCTGGCCTCTCAAAGTGAATTATCACATCTGCGGCGGCCCCAGTTCCGGCTCGCTCCCCGACGCCTTCGCGGGTTTCACGAATGTTTACTTCGACGGGCTTGCCTCGATGTGGGCCGGTCGTCTCCCAATCTTCAACGTCATCGGGATGTGGTCTGTATTCCTGTTTGAATTGTTCCCAAGATATAACGCGCCCACCTAGTGTGGTCTTTCTGCCGTCAGCTCGAAATCCACTGAAAACCGTTTTTCGAACGCCGTCCTTTTCAGTTGTTTCCGCTGTCCACGTACCGCCTGACGGGTTCGTGCCGCTTGTGGGGCTTTCTGTCGGCGTCTCGGCCTTTGGCGTCGGCTGGGCTACTTCTTCTCTTCGAAGTCGCTCACGCTCGTCGCTGAGCGCGGCGTGTTCGTGGGTGCGGTCTGGCAGCGGCAGGCGGTTATCGCCCGTGATCGCGGCGATACGTTTGTCGAGCTCCTTGATGGCTCCTGGCCGGCCGTGTTTCTCTACAAGAGCGTTCGCCACTTGTTTTGCGTTGGCCTTGGCCTTGTCTTTGTTGGCTTGCTCTTCGGCTGCGGCCTTGGCCTTTTCTTCCGTTGCGGCCTTGGCTTTGGCCACTCCTTCGAGGCGGCCGGGCTCGTTCGCGATGTAGTCTGCGGCGTCTGTTTTTGGAACGTTCGCATCCGGCAACTTGCTGCGGTAGACTTTCTCACCCTTCGGGCCGTAATTGAACCGGCGCGCTTCCAGGGAACCGGTCGGCGTCTGGCGGCCGGTAAGCTCAACCATTCCGTGCTGCGGGTGCATGAAGGTCTGACCTGCGAGATCGCTCGTCGCCTTTGGCGTCGGCATCTTCCCGGAGTCGAGTTCTGCCCTGCCTCGTTCGCTTATCAGTTGGTGAGCGTAATCCTCGTATGAAAGTCTATACGTGTCGTCCGAATTGAAGTCGACGATCCCTGCCTTGTGAAGTTTGCGGAGAGCTTTCTGGACCTGGTCGAGTGGTGCGTTGTTGAGTGCTTTCGCGATCTCCGTAGAGGACATTCGCTTGTCGCCAGTCAGGGCCCTGATGATCGGCTCGGCGTGCTTATCCCTGTTGATCGCGTATGCGACATCCTGGACGCGCGGGTTTGTTTTCCGCAGAGCTCCTTCTTCGGGCTCTTTGATCCCTGCGATCGGCTCTGCGCCGGGTGCTGTCGCGGTCGGCTCCGCTGCTGCGGTCGGTGCTGCTGTCGGCGCTGCTGGCTCGGGAATGTTAATTCCCGCTTTCCTCGCAGCGTCACGCAGCGCGGCCGGATCGCGAAGTCTGCTGGCGTCCGGTTTCACCGATTTTACGATCTTGCTGGCCTGCTTTGGATCTACTCCATTTGCGACCAGATATTTGTGTGCGTCCTCTGCCCCGAGTGGCTCTTCTGCGGGTGCAGCGGCCGTAGTCGGCTCGCCTGTCGGCGTTGTCGTCGGTTCGCCTGTCGGCGTCGTCGGCGCTGCGGGTGGAGTCTCGGTTGGTGGCGTCGGTGGAATTATCGGTTGGCCGGCGATGCCAAGCGGTTCTGTCGCCGTTCCTGTCGGCGTCGGCGTCGGGGCTCCTGGCGTTTCCTCGGTCGGCGGCGCTTGATATTGGTCGGTAAGCCCGAGGGGCTCGGCTCCGAACCTACGCGGGCCTTTGACGCCTGGCGCTTCTGGTGCTTCTGGATATACGAGCGGCGGTTTTGCCTGATTGCGCCAGTCATTGACCGTTCTTAACTCGGCATCGATGTCGTCGATGCGAGAGCCGCTTCCCGGTTTGGGAACCTGTATGTCTTCCTGGGCCGCTGTCGAATTCGGAAAGAGACGCTGATAATTCGCGTACTCCGCATCTGTCATCGGCCGGAGTAGCCCTTGCTTCTCCTTATAGAGGTTGTCCTCATGCTGGCTGAGCACGCCGATATGTCTCGGCCCGATGATCGCCTGCTGCACGCCGTCCGGCACCTTGCCCGTAACGTCGGTCAACGTGATGCCTCCGCCTTCCTTTTTGGTGATAAGGACATCTCTCGGATTCCCCTGGTTGTCCGGCAAGCGGATAAACTTGTTGTCCAGTTTTTCGAGAGTTTTGATATCGGCTTCCGTGGGGTCGGCTGTTGTTCTCTTTCCCTTACCGGCCATCGCAAAGTGCAGGATGCCCATGAGAAGAGCTTGGTCCAGCGCCTCATCCGATGTCCCGCCTTGGGCCTTCACCTGACCGTAGGTGATACTTCCTATGGTTGCGGCTCCGAGACTTTCGTTGGTGAGCCTTGAGATGATCTGTCCCGCTCCGGCTGTCGTGTCGAGGCCGACGCTTGTGGCCAGCTTTTCGATCAGCGGTCCGGTCAATCCTTCGAGGATCGCCGGCGTCTCAAAAACTGCTCCGGTGAGACCGTCCTTCCAGGATTGCATAACCATCTCGCCGAACGGTCTGTTGGTGTTCGTCAAAGCTCCGTGAATGGCAAAGCCAAGGATCGGATCGCCGCCCGCCGCTACCGTTGAGCCGATGATTCCGGGAAAATCGCCAAGCCCCTGCGCGGCTGCGACGACCCTGCTGAAATTCGGATTTGGCTGGCCGTTTGGGAGCTTCTCGGGATTTGCTGCCTGGGCGGCGATGCCTGCCCCTTCGGACAATCTATCAAGCCAGGCGCTGGCGTTCCCGCCTGTTGCCCAGTTAAGCACCGGCTGCGTGTAGCGTAAGGCTCCCGCTCCCATCGCCGCTATGTCCCTGACCAACTCAAGCCCAGGCTGCGTGCCAACACGATTGAGAAGATTTTCCTTCCCTATCGTCTGACCGGCCTGCTGCATCTGAGCGATCTGCTGGTCGGTCATCTTTGTCTTGTTGAAATCGATGTCCTGAGTCAGCAAGTCTCGTTTGGCTTGGGCGACAAGTGCCGGGTTGCCTGCTACGGCGTAGGGCATGAGGTAGCGCTCAGCCGCCAGGGAACCGAGTTGCTGCTGCTGCTGCTCTGTCTTAGCTTTCTGTAAGTTGCGGAAGCTTCCGTAGTTTCCTAAAACGTTACTGACGAGGTCGTTGAGTTCCTTCGTGTGAGTACTTACATAATCCTGGTCGGGAAAGCCTGCCTGCTGCTTGATAGCGTTATAGGCTTTGGCTTCGTCATTCGCATCGGTTCTGAGACCTGCCTGCTGGTCGGCAAATATCTGTGCGAGATAGTCATCGTTGCCGTTGTTCTTGAGCAGCGTCGCTTTGTAGTCCTGCGATACGCCCTGCGCCTGTTTTGTCTGTCCGTACGCGTCAAGGATCTTTTGTATGAACTGGCTTGGGACAAGCTGCTGATGGGCCTGCCCGGTTTGAGCATTCGACTTTGCCAGATCCTCAAGGTTGCTCTCGGTCGTGCCGCCGCCCATCTTGTCGGCGTACTGCATCGGCTGTCGATCGACGTAAGCCTTCACAAAGTCGTACGGAACGCCCGTCGCCTGTGAGATACGGTACGTACTGGCGTCTTTTATGAACTGCGAATAGGTTTGGTCGGCCGGTTTTTCTCTCAGGTCTATTCCAAACTTGATGTCTTGCGGCGCGTACTGGTTCGTGACAACGTTGGCCATCTGGTCCGGCGCTGGCGGCTGAGCGGGTTGTGCTGGTGCTCCGGGAGCTCCGGGCGCCGTGGGCGCTCCGGTTGGCTGCTGCTCTCCGGGCTGTCTGTATGTGATCTGACTGGGATCGATCTGCTGGCCGCCCTCGGTGTAGCCCGTATCCGGGGCTACCTCCGTGTTGGCTGAGCCGGTAGGCTGTGCGGCCGCCTTGAAAAAATCGTCCCGCGAAATTGGCGTCTGGCCTTGATCCTGGGTGAACTTCAAATACTGCTGATAGTCATCCTCGCTCGCCGGCGCAGCATTTTCGGCTGGAGCCTGTGTTGCGATCGGAAGTGTCGGCGCTACTGTCGTCGGCGCCGGCCGCGCTCCGGGAAGTGTCGCGGGCGATGGCTGCTGTCCAAGGAACTGCGCAAGGCTTGGAGCATTCGCTCTGGACGCGGCCAATTTCGCGCTGATGTTGCGGACGTAGTTCTGTGTTTCTGGAACGTTTGGGATCTGCCCGTTTCGAAGGGCCTGCTTATATTCGCCCCCGTTGTATCCGGCAAGTGCGAGATTTTCGTCGCCGCCAAACTGATCGAGAAGTTTCCGCATGTAGCGGGCCTGGCCGTTGATCGATTGGATAGGATCGGTTCGATCGGTGACGCCGTACTTTGCGGCGGTGGCGGGCATGAACTGACCTGCCCCAAGCGCTCCGGCTGAGGAGCCGCGCCTTCCGTAGAGCACGTCCGGGCTGAAGCTTGTTTCCTGGCGGCCTTGTTCGAGAAGCAAGTTCGGGTCGACGTCGTTCGCGCGGCCGGCCTGTTCATAGAGACTGTCGAGTTTTGGGTGGCCGCTCGTCGTGTGAAGCAAACTAAAACCGCTCGGAAGATCTACGTTGTCGGCGTATGACGGATATTTGCGTACGACGCGCGCCGCAAGATCGCTGTTGTCAAGATCGGCGTACTCGGGATATTTATCCTTGATCCGCTGAGCGAAATCGTCGACGGACAGTTTCTGGTCAGTGTTGTCGCCATCGGCCATAAGATTGAATTACAAGATCCGAAGTCGGTCCTTACTCTTGGGAATTGGCCCCGCCCTCGGCGCTGGAGCCGGCAACGTCATCGCCTTGAGCTCTTGCGGCGGCTCAAGCTTCAGAGCTTTCAGTTGCTGGATAGCCTGTTGGCCGGCGACGGTCTTGCTCATTTCTTCCAGGTAGGTCTTCTGAGCGTCGTTGATCTTGCTGATCTGCTCCCGATACCCTACACGATCGTCTTCTTCCTTCATCTTGCTGAGATCGCTCAAAAGGTCGGTCACCCGCTGCTTGAAGTCTGTGGCCTTGGTGAGAGATCCGGCCGCCTGGCCGCTCTGCTGTGCAATGTTCTGGGCGATCTTGAGTGCCTTGTCGTTATAGGCGGTTGTGTTTCTGACGTTTGCCCGCGCCATCCTGTTCTGCTCGGTGATGTTGAGCTTCTGGCGTTCGAATTCCTGCTGCTGTGCCGCCTTTCCGAAATTGGCGACTTGCTCGCCGGTGAGTTTCAATGTCTGCCCAGGGTTGTTCGGGTCGGGGTAATCGTAGAGTCTCTTGCTTGGATCGATGGCCTGCTTTCCTGTCGTTGGGTCGATGTCCGCAACTCGGCTTCCGGTCGGTCGGTTGGGGTCGTTCTTGAAAACTCTCCAGCGGAGCCCGTTAGCGTCGGTTTCGGTCTCGAATTTGTCTTTCTCGTTTTTGATCCTCTGCCCTTCCTGGTTTATGCGCTGCGATTCCTGATCGAATCTTTGCTGGTCGGCTTCGGCCTTTTGCCGTATGGTTTCGGTCTCGATCCCCGGCCGCGCTCGGTTGTACGCTGCCAGAGCGGCTTCCGATTCGATCTTCTGTCGTGCCTCGATCTGCGGAAGTACGCGGGCGAGATCCCGCTGCTCCCCAAGCTGACTAAAGTAGTTGCGGTTCGTGCCGGCCGCGATCGCTCCGGGAAGTCCGCCGCCTGCCCAGCCGGCGAGAGCGGAACCGATCTTTTGCCATGTCGACCATCTCTGGTTGACGTCGGCTCCGGGCGGCCGTTGCTCGACGGGATAACCTGCATCGCGCGCGGCCTGAGCGCTGGAGAATTCCTTTGTATCGTTCGGGTCGTCCGCTTTGCCGTAGAGACCTTTGGTGTAGTCCTTCATTCGCCGCAGACCTAATGCGTCCGTCGCGGCTGGCGCTGTCGCGGCTGGCGGCGTGACGGGCTCCGTTGCTGCGGGGGGTAGCGCGGGAAGCGTTGTCGCTGTCGTGTCTATCGTCGCCCCTGGAGTGGCCGTGGGTCTCAGCCACGGCGGCGTGGCTCCTTGCTCGGCGGCTGCGGTGGCCGGATTAAGAATGCTCGCCATTTGCTGATAGGCTGGTGGCGTTATATCGATCGGGGTTGTCGTTCCTGGCGGTGCTCCCGGCTGAACGACGTTCTGGTCTTCTGGAATTAACGGCCGTGGAGCAAGATCGGGAAGAGTTGTCGGCGTCGAATCTGCCGATGTGTCTTGCGGGGTGGCTGTCTGCCTCAGCCACGGCGGCGTTGTCCCGCCAAGGTCCGGCAAGGCGGTCGCGGGCGGTGCTGCCGTGCCTCCAAGCGCCGGTAGCCCGAAAGCTGCCTGATTGTTTGCGATCTCCTGTGGCGAACTTACGAAGCTGCCGCCAGCCGATGCGCTATCGCTTCCGAGTGCCGGAGCTCCGCCCATCATCGCCGGCATCTGGTCGCTATTGACCTGCCCGCCGCCGGCCATCGTGTTGCCAAGGTGGAACTTGTTTATCAGGTCTTCCAGAAATGGAATATTCTGCTGGGCCTGGTATGTGTCGCCTAGTGCCATTACATCGCTCCGGTGCGGCGCGTCTCGTAGACGTTCGTGCCGTCGCTCCAAAATTTCACAATAAAATATTTCCCGGTGACGGTGCCGGTATTAAGTACGCCCTGGTCTGTCTTAAATCCCGCGCCGAAGGTCAGCGCTCGCGACGTCGCTCCGGAGGTTAGGACCCTGAGCGTGATCTCCTGGCCTGCCGCCATATTCGTGATGCTGATGGTCTCATCTTCGCCCGGCGTGAGAGTGAAGTTGTTTGAAACTTTGGCATCGATCGCGGGCGTTGGTCCGGGCGTGACGACGATGCTGGCCGAATTGCTCAATCTTCCGCTCAAGCTCAGGCCGCAATTCATCGAGACAAGCTTGTTCGGGTCGGCCTGATTAGCAAGGATCTTCAGGTAGCCGGTCGCGGTCTCGCGATAGAAGTCGTAGTAAAAGTCGCCGAAGCCGGAGACGTCGGCGCGACCGAGCCTCAAAAGTATTTGATCGGTGTTCCTGGCGAGGATCTCGAACCACGGTTCGGTCGGCTGCCAGAACCACGCGGCCTGCGTCTGCACGTATCGCGCAGATTCCTGGACGGTGTTATGCGGAAAGGAAAAGCGATCGATGGCGTTGAGCTCGACGACGTGGCTTGAGGTCGCTCCGTTCGCATCGGAGATATTGTGTGCCCGCTGCTCCGTCTCCCGCCAGGCTCCGCTGATAAAGGCGTGGCTTCCGACCGTGCATCCGAAAAGAACGACCTGTGACCCTGAACCGCCCGTGCCGTCGCGGATGACCTTCGGGAAAAAGACACAGCCTACGGCGGTGAGCCGGCCGTAGCTTGTCATCACGACCCTGCCCTGGACCGCGCAGCTAATGAGGCTGAGATTTCCGTCGTAAGCGTTCGCGTAACGATGCTTGATCGTGTTCGTGAAACCCTCATCGGTAGTGTTGTACATACCGATAAGGCCGTATGGCCCGGTGATATCTATGACGGCTTCAGACAGCGACACGCTGCCGTTCCCTGCGGTGTCGGTCGATGAAGTGGTCGACGGGGTGACGCCCGTGGCCGTTCCGGTCGCGATCGTAAAATTGAGCGTACCGTCGGGTGCCGCCGCGTCGATCGCCGCAAGATAGATATCGGCGCTTGAGTCGTCGCCTATGACATGAAAGAAAGATGCAACGTAGGGATCTTTTGCGAGAGCTTTCCTGAACTGCTGGGCGATCAGCGGGCCGGTATTATGTGCCGTGGTCACAGGAACGAGTACGGTGACCGGGCTGCCTATCATTCCGGCTGCGGTGACGACGGACTGGGCGAGACCGGCGATGGTCACTGCACCGGCGACGGTTTGCTTTTCGACCTGGTTGGCACCGTAGCTTACGTTCGCTCCGGCGAATTCGTTCCCGCTCATCCTGAGCTGCCCACACCGTTCGACCATGACCGCCAGGCTTCCCACCGGCACATAAAAATCCGCATCGCATTCGATGTTCGTGTTGGCCGTGTTGATGTGAAGGCCGGCCCGGATGTTGAAGTTGAAGATGGTGGAGCGATCGAAAAAGATCTGCCGGATCTGCCAGTCGCTGATGCCGTGCAGGTAGACGCCGTCGTTGAAGGTGACAAACGTGCAATTCTGGACGTAGAGGCCGGAGAAGATCGCATCGGTCCCGGCTGTACCCTGGATCAGTATCCCGGTCGAGTTTGTCTGGTTATCGCCATTAAGCAACAGATCTCTAAGAGAGACCTCGCTCGTGCCCGGCAGGAGCTGGAACAATGGCGTCGACGCTGCCGTGAGTTTTATCTCGCTTGCGGAGCCGGCCGCACTTTTTCTCGATTGTCCTTCAAGCAGCGTGGCCGTCGGAATATTGTGATTGCCTGTCGTCAGCCAGGTGCCGCTCGGAAGATAGACGCGTCCGCCGCTGTTCGCAAGGCATGAGGCAAGGCAGTCGTTGAGGGCCTGCGTGATGCTCGCTCCCGATGTCGGGCCGGTCCACCAGGCTGTGTTGAATCGGGGCACGCTTGCCCGCCCCAGCCGGACGGCACCGGTCCCCGCAAAGATCTGGCGATTGCCGGGATCGAGGAGCGATGCGACCGTCAAGGTTTTGCCCGAGGCGATCGTGATGAGACCTTCGGGTCTCACGTCGAGCTGGATGTTGGCCGGCAGACTCCGATCGCTGCTCTCGGTGACGGGTGCCGATACGACAAGCCGCACGTTGTTGGCTCCGATGTCGGAGATGGCCTGCGCAAATGAGTTGGCATGGTCGAGAGCGAGCGTCTTTACTATTCGCGGGCTGTTCACACCCACGGCGATCGGGTTGTTCGGATCTGCCGGCGCAACGTCCGTCTTGATACGTCCGAGTGCCGCTGCGCTTGCAGGTGCGAAAAGCGGGGAGTTGCTTCCCACGACGATCGGATTGGCCGGATCGACCGGAGCGACATCGAGCTTCGTGCGTCCAAGCGCCGACACGCTCGCGGGCCCGATAAGCGGCGAGTTGTTCCCGACTGCGATCGGGTGAGCGGGGTCGACCGGCGCGACGTCCGTCTGGACACGGCCCAGCGTTCCTACTCCGGCGAGTGCGGCGACAAGCGGCGAATTCGTGCCTACCGCTATCGGATCGCTCATCAGGGCCGGGTCGACGTCCAGCCTGACCGAACCCACCTGCATCGAGTTCGCCTTGAGCGTCGGATTTATCATGGACGCAAGCCGCTCCTCGATCATGTCCGTGCTCATGTAGGTCGGCGGGTTTCTGAGAGGAACGGACTTCGAATATTCGCTGATGGCATCCCACGTCGTCGGGTTCGGCATCGGCAGGATGCGAAGGCGTGCGAGGATGTGGCCTATGAATTCGCCCTGGTCGTCATAGAGGTCGAGGTCGTATGTCGCGTCGGGCTGATCGGAGTCGGTTGTCGAGAATGCCGTTCCCGTCTCGATGCGGACCAAGTCGCCGTTCATCGAGGCGTCGAAGTCCTGATAGAAATCCGGGTTGCCGACGCTGCCGCCTTGAACAAGCGTCTCGTCCGCTGCCTTGAACGATTTATTGGCGTAGAGCCTGGCCTGGGCCACGACCCGATCGCCGTGATATTCGGCGATGTCCTGGGCGGCGATCCCGATACGCGAGCCGCCGACCGGCTCGATAGCGGCCGGCGTGATCCCTGACGACGATGGCGATCCTAGCGGCATTATTTTTTCTTCTTGGCCTTCGCGGCTTCCTTCTCTTTCAGCACCTTCTGTACGTCCTTCAGGAACAACGTCACACCATCGTGATATTTCCCGAGCCGCTCTTTTTCACTCGCATAGTTGTTATCGAGCGCCGTTAGCTGCGCCTCGATCTGGTTCTGAGCGCTCTCGATCTGCGGGACCGTGAAGTTCCCCATGTCCTCCCACCCGTGCGCATCCGTATTGATGTCGTAGTTGTTCATCTTAAGGTTCGCGTTCTGGTCGTCGACCTTCGTGAGCTCCGTGTTGCCGTTCGCTTTCTTGGCTGGGTAATTTTGGTATTCCATTAGAAAAAAGATCCTCTGATCCAGAATTCGCCTTCTTCGGCGGCCTGGGCGGTCCCGCTAGATTCAAAACGATATTGCCAGGTGCCCTCCTCGTCGGCGTTGACGACGGCCTGATACTGGCCTGTCCCCGTATGTGTCAATCCGCCCCCGGTAAGTACGTTCGTGTTGCCTGACGGGTCTTTAATGCGGCAGGTCACTGTTGACGGGTCGACCTGTACGCCGTTGTCGTCCTTGAACACGGCCGAAATGATGACATCGTCCCCTTTGTCGAATGCGTTCATAGAACAAATACTTTCGTCTCTATCTGCGTACGAGAATTCACCTGCGTTTCTACCTGCGCTTTGTTGGCCGATGTCTCGACCGTGGCGCCGGTCGTGGCTGCTGTCGCGACGTCCGTCTCTGCCGAAAGCGAAAGTCCAACGGTCGGCGACGAAACCGTTACCTCGATATGTCCCGCAACCGGCGGCACGTTGGCGATGATATGGGCGCGGCCTGAAATGTTTCGAGCGGCCGACACCAAGATCCGAGCCTTCGCGTTGATCGTTCGCGTACTGTGACCCGCGATGTTCGCCTTCGCATTGATGGTCTGCGTCGTGACGATGTTGCCGGTCGAGATGTTCGCCTTGCCCGCGATGGTCTGAGCGACGGTCTTGGCAACTCGTCCGAGACCCGTGATCGTACGCAATGTCTGTATCGAGATGCGCGCCCTTCCGCTGATGTTCGGATTTGCGGTCGTCCGCAATCTCGCCATTCCGTTGATCGCCTGATTTGCGGTCGTCCGAACGCGCGCCATCCCGTTGATCGCCTGAGTGGTCGTTGCTCTGATGTCCGCCTTTCCCTGAATGGCTTGGGTGGTGAAGCCGGTCACTGCAATTTTAGCGAGGCCGTTAATGACCTTGGCGGTGAGGATCTGGACACGCGCCATTCCGTTGATCGCCTGGTTGGCGGTCGTCCGCATTCGAGCCATCCCGTTGATCGTCTGCGTCGTTGTCGCTCTGATGTCCGCCTTGCCAAGTATCGTCTTGGCGCTCAGGATCTGGACGCGCGCCATGCCGTTGATGGTCTTAGCGGTCAGCAACGCGACCCGCGCCATCCCATTGATCGTCTTGGCAGCCAACGTCATCACGCGAGCTATTCCGTTAATGACCTTGGCGGTGAAGATCTGGACACGCGCCATTCCGTTGATCGCCTGGTTGGCCGCTGCTGTCATCCGCGCCTTGCCAAAGATGTTCTGGCTGCTAAGGATCCGAACGCGCGCCATTCCGTTAATGGTCTGAGTGGTCGTTCCCCGGATGGCTGCCTTGCCAGGTATCGTCTTGGCGCTCAGGATCTGGACGCGCGCCATGCCGTTGATGTCCTGCGTTGTCGTGACGTTGAGCCGGAACGCGGGCGGGCGTCCGTAATAGACCTTCGCTGTAGATCTTAAGAACCGTGCCATTTATACCTCAACTATCATGTACGCATAGGCGTTGACGCCTGCGGCGAACGTGACGCGAATACGGGCGAATTTTCCGGCCTGTATCGTCGGTCTCTCACCTAATGGAAATTGTTCGAGAAATTGGTTTGTCGGAGCGACAAGCTGAGCTCCGGCCAGGTTCCGTAGTGCTGTGATCGCACCCTCGGCGCTGGCGTTGTAGCCGGTCTTTGATGTCGCACTGCAATCGAAGAGCGCCGTGGTCGGGTCGCCGCCAAGCAATGCCTCGTCGTCAAATTTCGTGATGTCGTTGGCGACCGACTGCGTGATCGTCGCTCCGACGTCGACCTCTATCAGTTCGATCTTGCCGGGCGTCGCGGCTGCCGATCCGTCAAACGATACGCCCCATTCAACGATACGGGCGCAAACCGTCGCCCCCATGACCACCTGGAGCAAGGTCTTGATCGCGGCGCCGGTCGCTATCGCCACGGGTGCTGCGGTCGTCTGACGCGGATAGCTTCCAATCAAATAACGTGGCATAAACTCAACTTCCTAGATCCTGATGTACCGTTGTATCGTTTCGCCCTTGTGGTCGGTCTCCCAGCCAAGGATGTAACCGAGATCGTAGCCCTCGCTCGAATCGCCGTTCGCACTGATGGTCTTGTGCACCTTCACGTCCCGAAAATAGACAAGCCGAAAATCCCGGTAAGGTTCCGAATGCTGAAAGAACGGAATGTTGCCAACTTCGAAGTGGCCGTCTGTAAGATCCACGCCCATCGGGTGATAGCCCTCGGCCATCAGCACAAAACATCTCAGCGGCACCGTCTTTTGTTTTTGAAGCACGTCGTAATAGCAATTGCGTCCCTCGTGCGTCTCGGATACGTCCTCGGGGTTCTGGTATATCTGCGAGTCGTCCGCAAATGTCGCGACAAAAAATAAGTAGTTCGGGATCTCCATTATTTCTCTTCGAACCACGCCTCTAGTTCTGCTTTCTTCGCGTCGGCTTCTTCGGCCAGGACCGGCACTTCCCCGTTGTGCTTGTTGTGCTCTTTGAGCGCGGCCTTAAGATCCGCGTCGGGCGGAAATTTTATGAACTGGCGGTCCTTGCGCCAGCAAATGATCTCGCCGTTGTCGGCCGTCTGAACAAGACACTCGTGCATCTCGCCGTCGAACATCACCTGGACTGTTTTACTTGCCATCGTTAGTTCTCCTGATATTGCAGGGTCAAGGTGACCAGGGGCGTATCGCCCGACGCCGAACCGCTGGTCTGGAGCTGCATCGGCAGATAATTCGTATAGCAAGGAATTGTCGACATGGAAGCAGCCTTGCCGGTGGCTTCCGGGCCGGTCGGTCCGAAACATACCGAGACGCCCGAGGCGATGGCGATGGCCGTGGTCATATTCACCGTCAGAAGCGCATTTGCCGTTGTCGACGGGGTCGTATAGGTCATCTTGTCGCCATCGCCCGTGCAGTTCGGCACCCCTTTGAGCGTCTGACCCGTGGACCAGGGGCCTACGGTATGGGCAAATTTCCCTGCGAGTACCTGGTTGACCAGGCCCGAGAGCTTTGCGAAAGCCCATATCTCAAAAGAGTTGTTTCCATCGGTGATCGGATTCAACGAATAGGTGGTCGTCGCATCGTCAATGTTCTTCCAGTTGTAATCGGAACGTCCGAGGGCCCTGGTCGTCCCCTTCGCCGGTGAGCCTGTTGCCGGGCCGTGATCCGATTCCCAATCGATCGTTGCCGCCATAACATTTCTCCTACCAATAAGCTGCTCTGTTTACCGCCTGCATCGCAACAATTCTTCGAGTGAAGATCGGGGCCGTCTTTGAGATCGAGGCTTCCGGCACGAGGCTGTAGCTGCCGATCGCGGCCCCGTTCCGATAGACCTTGAAATCGAGTACGTCGCTGTTGTTAAGTCCCGCTTTTACAAATTTCACCGTGAACAAAAGCTCGGTGTAGTTACTGGCCGTGATCTGAACATCATTGACTTCGCCGTCCTCGCTGATCTTGCCCGCAACAAATGAGCCCGTTCCCGCGCTGAGCCGATTCGTGGTCGGGTTCCCATCGGTTAGACTGGCCGAATCGAACGGGATAACTGCTTCAGGTCCGGGCGTGATCGAGAAAACAAGGTTGTTCGAAGATGCCTGATTCGACCACGTGACGTTATTCCGAAAGACCTGGCTTCCGGCGTGGACTTTACCGACTGTGGAAACGTTGTTCGACTCGATGACAAGGAGGTCATTGGCGACCGTAGCCCCTGAGAACTCGAATGTGATCGCGTAGGCCGTCCCCGCTGTCAGTACGATCTGGTTGGCACCCGAGAATGTGAAGTTGACGTCGGCCAGGCTTGTCGTTAATGTGGCCGGGTTGAACGCGTCCGAGACGGCGAGCGGCGAACCTGTCGGCACTTCGCTTCCCGAACCAAAGGTGCCGCTGATGGCATAAATATTTGCAAAGACATTCGCCGTATAGGAACCGGCCGCGTTGGCCTTCGCTATTCGCGCAAGCGCTCCGGTGATGGTCTGGCCTGCCCCAATGATGGTCTGACCTACGCCGTTGTTCGCGGTCGCGAATCCGTACTGATTACCACTGCCTGACAAAACCAGTTGCGAAAACATCGGTCTCACGATCAGAAAAGAGCCGCCGTTCCTGCTTACGCGCAACTGATAGTCATCGGTTGTTAGACCTGGTATTCCGCCGCCTTCCTGAAGCCTGACGCGAAGTCCGAGTGAGGCGTCACCGCTGGTAAGGTCGAGAGCGATATTGCTATCCTGAGCGGCGGCTGGGGTCGAACCTAATTCCGTGCCGTCGGCATAAAAGCCAAATGAACTTTGGTCGAGGGCGGGAGGCGGATCGACCCAGGTTAGTAGTGCAATACCTTGAGCTCCATTGCCGCCAGCTCGGTCGGTATTGGTACTTGCCGCGCCGCCTGAGCCGGCGCCGCCATAGAGAAAGCCGGCAGTTCCTACTGACGCCGCTGCTCCTGTGCCGCCTGCTCCACCGCGTGTCGCAGTGCCGTCCTGCCAGTTGCCCGTGCCTCGGCTGCCTCCGGTAAGACCGGATGCGGCGCCGCCTGCGCTTGTAGGGCCAGCCGCTCCGCCCCCGCCGCCCGAACTCGTAGCTCCGGTCCCAGCCGCGCCGCTGCCGCCTAAAAATGTAGTGTCGCCAGCCGCCGTACCGATGTCGGTTGTCGCGGCGCCCCCTAACGTTGTCGTGACGTTTGCGATGGCGCTCGCTCCTGCCGTGGCCGTTGCGACGGTCGTGCCGCCTTGAACTACCGAGGACACTGCGGCGCTGGCACCGTTGGCGGTCGTGCCGCCGATACCGCCCGTGCCTACGTTGATCGTGAGTGAGGCTTCGGCTCCTTTAGTGATGGTTTTTTTCGAGTAGCCGCCGCCGCGACCGCCGCCGCCAAGCGCCGGGTTGCCTGTCGCTCCGCCGCCCGCGCCGCCGCCGCCAAGCAGTTCAACGATGACCGTCGTGACACCGGCTGGCCAATTCCAGGTGTTAGCCCCGGTCGTTGTGATCTGGAGACTGCCCATTTAGATCTTTATGCTCCCATCGCCATTATCTTGATACCGGCTATCGATGCCGCCGTGAAGAGCCAGCACGTAGCAAGATCGAGCGACGACTGGTTTGCTCCGCGATCCGTGAAAAACGTAGTGCCCGCATTGCCTGTCGCTGTACCGATCGGCCAGCCGTCCGTGCCTGTCCCCGGCGCCGTGATGCCGTTGTCGGTCGCGTGGATATATAAAAGGTTGGTCGCGTCCGGGTTGTATATCTTAAGGATGGAAACGATGCCTGACCCCTGATACCCTGCCGCCTTCATGGCCGTCAGTAGATTCACGAAGCCATTGACCGTTATCGGTTTTGTAAAATTTGCCATGATGTCGCTCTCCTTAAACGCCCAGAGCTTTAAGTCCTGTGCCTCCGCCCACGGCGCTAAGTCCGCCCATCGCAAGCCCAGCGATCTGCTTCCAAAGCGGCACCTGCTGCGGTCGATTGTAGTAGCTCGTGCCGTAGGCGTTTTGAAGTTGGCCGTACATGTTCTGACGGTTGATCTGTTCCTGCGCGCTTTCCTGGCCAAGTCCGAGGGCCTGTGCCTTTGCCGTTTGAAAAGCGTTGCTCAAACCAGCGGCGCGCGTGTTGTACATGTTCATCGCTTTCTGCTGCTGGAGTTGGTTGTTGAATCCGGGAAGATTTGCGGTAAAGGCGTGGGTCGGGTCGCCGACTCGCTGTTGCGCCGCGAGCGAAGCCGCATTGCCGTAGATGTCCCCTGAGACATCCATCCCCGGCGCGGTCATAATGTCCTGCTTTTGCCCCGTTGGGTTTATCCACGGCTGCCAATTGGTGAGTGATTGGTTTCCGACCTGTTCCAGAAGTGTTGGGGTGTTTGTCCCAGCGATGGCAGCCTGGGTTCTGGTATCTGTCGGCTTATCCGCCATTACCTTGTTGCCGCCTGAGCCCATGTCGCGTTTCTCCTTCGACTCCAAAAAGAAAAAGCCGTCCGCGAAATACGAGATGACGGCTGTCGAAATCATCTCTTATTCGAGAACGGCGAAAGTTTAGATCTGTGCCTAAACTATGACCGAAAACAATCTTGTCAATTACTACTGACTGTCGCCTGCTAAATTATCACGGCTTGCGCGCCCTTGTCCATACATCAATTAAAATCGCGGCGAAAAACCTTTCCTTCGACGGGGCGCATCTGGAAGGCTTCGCACAAAGACTCGAATCTTTCAGAGCTGGCGATGGCGATGACGGCCACATCGCGCGGCATCCGTTCGAGCATCCACTGGAACATGGCACGACCCGAGTTCCCCGGCTTGTGAATTTGTCCGACGCGTATCAGTAGTTCCGTTACAAGGAATCCTTTTATCTCGCCTGTTTCGTCGTCGACGTCGGCGATGATCTGCGAGCTCTGGTGAGGGAGGATAGCGTCGAATTCTACCTTGAATATTTCTTCGAGCTCATGCCAGCGCTCTTTTGGCAGCATATCGATCATGGTAACTCCAGATCTACCGGTTTGTTATGAAACAGGAAACCTCCGGCGATATAGATGCCGCCGTCGACGGTCGGCTCGCCAACGGTAAAGTCTCCCGATTCGCCGACGATCGACACGATCTTTGTTCGCATCACTTCCTCGCCTGGCTTCGTCAGTACCATGACCGTCTTACCGTCGGCCATTCGCTGTTGGAGCACGACGAGCGGCGTCCCGCCTGCATCGCTTTCATCGGTGATAAAGGGCTCGTCCGGCGTGCACCTGACTTTGCAGCCGTTTTCTGCTTCGACGCGAAGGACGTAGCTTGCGTGTCCGACGCGGACGCCAAAAACACGGCGATGCACCGGCCCGCCCGCATCGATCAATTTGCCGCTGCGGGTCGTCGCCTGAAGTTCCCGGAACGGGATCTCGCCGTCCGCCATTCTGACGGGCGTGTCCGTCACGACGCAGTAGCCGCCCGATGGCGGAGGCGGAGGATCGATGCCGCCCGAGCCTCCTGAGCCGCCCGATGGCGGCGAGCTTTCTGCGGCTGAGCCTGACGGTGTCGAGTGGGCTCCGGCCCTCGTATCGTTCGACGACCGTGCCCAGTTCCCGTCGCCCATTGAAAGCCCGAGCTTGCGGATGTGCACTTGTCTTGCAGTTGCCGTGGGCCCTGTCAGACCAAAGCGAAGATATTGCTGGCCGGCCGCCGTAAGACTGCGGTTGTAGGTCGTCGGCACAAGGATCGTCATCGCGTTGCGGACGTAGCCCAGGCCGAACAGCGTGCCGGCGACAAAGTTGGTCGTCACTGCGTAGGCTCGCGGTGCCGTCGTCGTCACTGCCGGCCAGCCTGGGACGTAAGCCTCGGGAGGATTGCCGACGTCGAAGTATGTTCCGTCGATCGAGTTGCGAACGGTGAATTGCCGAACGTAAACGGTACCGATCCTGCGATAGATCTGGAATTCGATAAAACCTGCAACGCCCGTGAACCTGATCCTCGGGTGATTGTTCTGGTCGAAGACGGCCGGTGCATTCGGGAAGTTGAGGACCTGCGAGATCGCTTCTTCTCCGGAGTCCGTCAACGCAACGACGCGATAGTCGACGCTTGTCGAGCCGGGAATTCCATAGGTAACGCCTGGGTCGTTGCCCTTATCGTCGGAGATCTTGAAGTCTCCGCCCTCGATATATTTCTCGTGGCCGGGCGTCGAATCGTAGAAGCCCGCATAGAACTGCAAAGTCGGCAAGGGACTTGTGCTCGCGGGATCGACCAGTGCTTCGAATTGAAAGGTGAAGCGCTGCCCAGGGAAAATGATGTCGTTCGGTATCGGGTAGTAGATGTCCCAAGGCTCGCTCACTCCGCCCATTTCGATCCACGCATTTGTCTTATTCCAGCGCGGTATGTCGAGGTTGGTCGCTTCGTTTGGCGATCCCCAAAGCGAGTGATCGGCAGGCTCGACGGTCTTCGCTGTCTTGAGTGCTGTCGCCGATGCCGGACTGAGCGGTGCGTCGCTTGTAAGCTGACGGTAAAAGTCCTTGCATTCCATGTTGCCGTCGCCCGCGTCCGATGGTATGACCGGTGGCCCCGGATCGAGCGGTGTGTCGTAGGCGATCTTCGACCATTCTGGCAGCGAGTTGTCGAGTGTGTTGACGATCCCGGAAAAGTTGCTGGCGGCCGTGGCCTGGGCGTCGACCGTTCCCTGAACGCTGGTAAGACTCTGATTGATCTGATCGATCTGATCCTGAAGAGCGGAGATCTGCTTGAGGGACTCGCGCCGAACGTCGTTAAGCGACATCGTCCCGTCGTAGTTGTACGCTTCCACCATCTTGAAAAGGCTCGTAAACTACGCTGTTCATTTAAGTTGTAATTTTGGAAAGGTTGGGTATAATAATTAAGGCCAGGCGGGAAAGCTGATAACTTCCCCGCCCAGGGGCTCAAACCTTTTTAGGTTTGTCCGTAAGTTGAGGGCGTTGATGGTCTTTTTCCACGAGAGCCATCAATGCCTTTTCTCTTTTCCATGTAATTATCTGGCGAGCCAGACTCATACCGAAATCAAGAAACAACTTAAGGAGCGCCCATAATGGAACGTGGTCCATATGGCGTTACCTCCTGTTACCTTAATTTGTCAAAGAATCAGGGTTTCTGATCCCCTGACTCATCTATTATACCGCAAGTCTAACTTTTCAAACAACTTAGCGTAGCATCGCATGTCCGCTGCCGAACGATTCGGCCAGTTCCAATCCGCAATCGCCTTCGGGTGTCGTCGACGTGATCGTGATCTCAAGCTTGTGCATCTCGCAGTCCTGGACGTTCGGCCAGATGGCGGGAAGACGCTGAAAGCCGGTCCGTGGCGGGATGAGATCGAAGGAACAAATTTCGGTATCGTCATCGCCATCGGCGAACACTTTTATCGTCACGGGCTGGGTCGTATTGTCGGCCCGTATCGAGGCGATGATCGCAGCCACGGTGTCCATCGAATTCGAGCTTGGTATCCAGGCTGTTCTGACCTTGCCGACGCTGCCCGTGCCGACGTCGTAAATGTAGAGGTTGTCCTTATCGTCGGAGATCTGGAGCTGGCGGGCGACGGTGACGGCCGAAACGATATGATCGCCGGCTATCAGACCCGTCAGATCGGCGGGTGCTCCCCATTCTTCGAGGTCGGCGAACCACGGCCAGATCTTTTTCCCATAGCAGAACACGACAACGTGAAGGTCGTCGTACCAGCCAAGCACGCGTTGCACGGCGTCGGTGCAATCGATCAGGTCGTCGGCGATCTTGACGGCGAAGGAAGCATCGACCAGGCCGTAATAGTCCATGCGGATCGGGCCGCGTTTGGTTGGCCACATGTAGAGGCGTCCGCCTTCGCCAAGCACGGCGTTGTGCTGATAGTCGCATCCCATGTTCTGCCAGACGGGCTCGACCGAAAGTCCCTGAATGTAGCGAAGGACATAGACGCTGTTCTTGCAGAGACGCCAGTAGACCTCGTCGCCGCGTATGAGCCCGACTGGCGTGTCGTTCGTAAAGATGACGGTGTCGGGTGAAAAGCTTTCGGGCTTTCCGAACTCTGACGGTGCGATCGCGGATGGCCGATTGCTCGTCGGTGTCAGCGAGTTGTCGCCGTAGCAGCCGTCCACGAACGTGAGGTCTTGGAGTGATCCGGCATAGAGGCCTTCGGGCGGCGGAAAGTCGCGTGTCGGGGCGAGCGGTTTTCCTACGAGATCTCCGTCGCGCCATTCGACAACGACCGTGCGGGGTGTTCCTGCGGCTCCGGTCGATGCGGTCATATGGACGCCTGTGGAGGTCGTGGGCGCATTTGCGGCCAGTGTTAGCTGGTCGGCGGCCGGCACGGCGATGACATAACTGTTGAATGGGGTCCCGATGTCCGGCGTTCCGCCTGACAGTATTACAGGCCAGCCGATCATGTCGGACGTGAAAGTCGCTCCTACACTTTGGATCGTCGGTGAGCCGGCCGTGATCGCCATGTTGACCTTTACGACCGAATGGCTGACGTCGCTCTCCGGGATCTCGGTGAGCTCGAAGTGCGAGCCGGTCGAGCCTTCCTGGTTGAGCGTGACGCCGATGCCCCAGTAGTCCTGCCCGTTCGCGTCGGGGAGCGGCAGCGTGACGGCGATCGACTGATTGAAGGCCGACACGATGTTCGAGACTTCCGACTGGATCGAGACGGCTCCGGTCGTCGAACGAATACGCCAGGTCACGACGCTGACGACGCCATTCACCTTTCCCGAAAATCCCGTGGGCGGGTTGACGGCCTGGATCGACGGCGCTGACGGTTGAGCGAGACCGGCTTGCCACGGGCCTGATAATGGGTCCGTGTATGAACCGTTGTATTTGACCAGAAGCTGCAACGTCGTGTCCGCAACGACCGGAACGGGCGGAGGCAGCGGTGCGGGCGGACTGGGTTTATAGGATAATGCGTCGACGCCCGAGACCCTGAGCAATCCCTTCCCGATAAAAAACAAGGCTGAGAAAACATTAAAGACGTTACCGAAGGCGGTTCCGTCGATGACGGACGTCGGTCCGTAAGGTGTGCCGCTGCCAAGCCCGGCAAAATCTTCGGCGACATTCATCATCACGATGCTGCCAAGTTTGCCTGGGATGATCGTGAGACCTTTGAAGACTTGCAGCTTGCCAAGGCCGGTGAGCATGAAATTCTCGGAGCCGCGCGTCATCATGTCGGGCGATTCGCGCATGTTCGGTGACGACGAAACGTATCTCGTCGGCGCCCATTCTCCGATCTTTGGTATCTGTGCAAGGTCGGCCATGTTTCAGATCACGTTCGAGAAGCCGCACGCGCGGCAGACATGAAGAGCTCCGAGGCGTCCGGTCTTCGGGTTGTAAATATTAGCGATCTTCTGAAATGGCGATTGGCGTATCGAGGAGTTCGTCTTTCGGTTGATGATCGTCTCGGTCGGGCATTCACATCGCTCGGCTGGATCTCGATCGATCGCGCCCTTTATCATTTCAAACCATTTTCGCCGTTCGGGATTCGGTGTTACGTCAACGGCCTCGGCGTACCTTCCCTGTTCCGCGTAGAGTTCGGACAATCGATCGAGCGACATCTCGATGCGTCGCCGTTCCAGTTCGCTCGCCGGCGTCGTCACGTTGAGAGCTCCGAGATTTGCCAGGACGGCCTTCTCTTGCGCCCGTGCGATCGCGATCCGGTTCTGGACAAGTTTCTGGCTAAGGAGATTGCGGCCGTCGCTGTTAAGTTTTGCCTGAGCTTCGCGGTCGGCGTCGGTGACGCGCGAATGAATAGTGGCCAATGCCCGCGAGAGATCGAAAGATGATGGTGTTGTCATTGCTGATGTACTTCACCCGTGGGTTCGGGGTCGCTCACTTCGGAGAACGTTCGACGGCCGTTCGCGAATTCAGTCATGTCGCCGTCCCCTTTCTGGCCGTAGAAAGCGACGACGCCCATGTCGTATTGCCCAGTGCCGGATTTCGCGCTTTCGCCTACGGCCAGGCGTATCCACGTGTTCTCCATTATGGCCGGGACCTTCGTCGCGACGTCCGCTCGGGTGATGATCGCGAGCCCCAGGAGCGCCTCCATGCCCGTAAAATAAAACCGCTGCTCCCATATGTCGTAATAGCCGGCGAGCGAAGAGCCTTTGACGTTGTGGGGTATCCCGGACGGGTCGTAGATCTTCCCGAGGGCTCGATACGAATCGATCTTCTGATAATTGAGCGGTGCTCCCGGCTGCCAGGGGCCTTCTGGATAAGGCATGATGTCGACGGAAGCGGGCTGTCCCTGGTGATCGGGTAGAAGATCCTGATAATTGAGAGGGGTCGGGACGAGGTAGTTGCCCCGGTACTCGTTCGGCAGCGTCGCCAGCATCTCCAGCACCTTGAAGCCCGCTTCCGTCACAAAGTCCGCGATGGCGTTCTCGTTCCTCGTCTTTATACGCGGGCTGATCGCCGCCGAATACGTCCCCGCCTCGCAGAGATCGAGGATCTCCGTCACGCGCTTTAGAACTCTGCCCTGGTCTGCTGCATCCATGATCGTCAACCTTCATTTTCTTGCATGGCGACCTGACGTTTACCATTCGCCCGCGCGGTCGACGCCAGTTTTTCATCGTTTGGCGGCGCCGGAAATCCGATCTCCGGAGACTCCGGATGCGGCTGTGCCTGCGAAAAGACCGTCATGAAGCCGGCCACTTCGCCGAACGGTTTGGTTTGAAGGTAATTGACCACGGACTGACAAAAGTCCAGGTCAAGCGTCACTACCATTTTTTGTTGTCTGTTTTGCATATTCATAATTGGAAACTCGCTGTTACGTTCTTTGTCGGCTCTTGTCGGGCCATAAGCTTTCGCTTGAGCCCGGCCATGTGATCGCTGACAACCTGGCCGATAAGGCTGACGGCGAATTCCTCTCTGAGCTTTGGGGCGTCGACCGTGTGCGGCTCTATTTTTACGGTGCGCTTTTTTGGCGGTTTGCTTCTGTCGGAGACGTCCACGCCCGGCACTTCGATCTCGCCTCCGGGTTCGCTTTCGGGCGGCACAAAGTTGTAGGCATCGCAGATAAGGTCGATCATCTCGTCCCTGCTCATCTCAATTTCCAAAGTCAACGATGTTTTCGCCATTGTGATCTTCTCCGTAAGAGCGACTAAAGAATTGTTATCGCCTGATCCGAATTATTCTCGATCGACCAGATAACGTAGAGCGTCGTCGGCGTGATGCTCGACGTTGCGTTGAGGTTAAGCGTGATCTTGTTGGTCCCGTTGGTCACGGTCCAGGCTCCTGTCAGTGTGCCGGTCGAGACGACCACACCTTCGAACGCGATGGTCACGTCATTCGTATAGACGCCGCCCTTGTTGACCGAGCTGAATCTGACAAGCTGTGTACGTTCCTGAACATCGGTTGCGTTGATAGCGACGATCGTGGCCTTTATCACGCCGCCCGTCGCCTTGAGGGTCGGCAGTGCGACATCGATGAGAGCAACCGGGGTGCCGCTCGTCAATGTCTTCTTCATCCCGGTGACATACTTGTCCGCCCCTGAAGCCATCAGATGTATCAACTTCCCGGCATTAGACGTCACAAGGACGATGTCATTGGCGGAAGCACCGGCGTTTAGTAACAGATTGCCGCCTGCTGCTGCGATCGATAGCCCTCCCGTACTCGGGTCTCTTGCAAAGTTTCCGACGAAGGCACCGGCCTGCCACAAATTGACCCCGCTGTTGGCCCCGTTGTCGAGGTTTATCGACCCATTGGCCCCAAAGGCAACAAGTGGAGTTGAGCCCACGCTGGGCATGAGCTGGAGAAGATCGGCTGTCTGTGAGGCCGCGCTTACAATTACCAGTCCTTTCTGCGTTGGCTGGACGGGCGTAAGTTTTAGTGCCGGATCGGTGCTGTAGTTCGTTGAAATAAAGGCTACTTGATACGCCGCATCGCCAAAGGAATAAACGGCACTAACCCCGGCCGACCCGAACGATATACCGTTGACGCCGGTGGTCGAGATCTGGGCCGTTGTGTTGTACGCAGTATTTTTGAGAAAAATGTGTACTGGGTAATAACCAGCCGGGTCGGTCGAAGTTATCTGAAGGCCGCGCGTGTAGGCGCCTCCGTCCCATCCGCGAAAACGAAAATCGAAGGCGGGGACCGTGATGCCGGCCTCTGTGGTCACAAGAGCATTGAGCGGCCCGCTGAAGAGTGAAGGGCTGGTCGCCAGCGAGTAAATAAAATATCGCGTAGTGCCGCGATCGACGGTCGCATCGGCGTAGATGCCGTAGCTTGTGTCGACCGTTCCGCCAGAGGTTGACCATCCCTGGATCGCGAGACCTTTGAGCGCGACGATGTGCCCGGCCCCTCCTGAAAACCCAACGCGCAATACGCTCGCATCGGTGATAATGCCTGACGAGATCTGGATACCTGAGTTGACGCCTGCGGCTATCGGTATCGTTCCCGAGACGCTACCGCGCGCTCCGGCGCTGACGTTAAGCCCGTAAACGGCTCCTGCTGCCGGCCCAGCCTGACATGCTGCGTTCAAATTGCACCCGATCACGGTGGCGGCTGCTGTGGTGTTCGACACTGAAAGGGCCTGAGCGAAAATACCATAGACGGTGTGCCCGGTGCCCGAGCCGACAAAGTTGGAGTAGACCTCAATTCCCTTGGTGAGTTTGGTGGCGCCGCTGGTCGCATTGTCCTGTTCGATAAAGATCGCCGACCAGTTCACATTGCCGGGGTCGTAACTGGTGGAATACTGAGCTCCGTCCGGCTGGATAAGAAGATTGGTTTTCTGCGTGCCCAGGTAATCGATGCGCGACCATTTGGAGTCGAGGGCAAGCATGTTCTTCGTGTCATCCCAAAAGAAAATGTCGTTGTCTTGTGCGATCACCGGGCCGGTCGCCACAAAAAGGATCGAGCCGGCCGTGCCGCCCGTCATCGGGCCGCCGATAGCCGCGCCCGCTCCGAGCGTCTGGATCTTGTCGTAGACGGCGTCCTTTGTCGGGACCGCGACGTTTCCGTTCCAGCTTGGCCCGTAAGGATCGTTCGGCACGCGGATGTCGCCCGAGAAGAGTGAGGGGCTCGTCGACAATGAATAAATGAAATATCGTGTAGTGCCGATGTCGATCGAGGCGTCGGCGTAGATGCCGTAGCTTGTGCCCACTCCCGACCCACCGGCGAAGACCCAGCTATCGAGACTGAGTCCGCGAAGGCTTGAGATGAAGGTCACCGAGCTCCTCATCCACGTTTTTGCGTGATAGCACGCTGCGACATCGAGTTTGGTGAGTGGACCGCCGCTGACGACATAAACGATACCGTCGAAACCGTAGCCCGTTCCGCTGGCCGTGTTGTGCGGCCCGACATAGGCCGTGGCCCCGACCATGAGACCGGTGCCCTCGGCCGCGTTACTGCCGGTTCCCGAAAGCATCCAGAGCCCGTGCATCTCGTTGGAAGGCGATTCGCCGTTGACCCATATATATTGTCCGAGTATCTGGTAGGAGGTTCCGAACGTTACGCCACCGGCCGATCTCGGGCTGACGGTAATCATGTTGCCGAACAGATTCGACCCCGTTGCTGGTCCGCCAACGGAGAGATTTATATAATTGGGTACTATGTAAGTGTTGTTGGTGCTCGTCAGAAAAGAA